TTCCAAAACGTAAGGCAAGATGTCCGAAGATACGGCAGTGTTTCTTCGACCGTTTTGCTAAGGGTAAGGGTTCTTACACCCACACGTGTTCCAACACTTACACTGTTTGATAAAATACCATTCGCAGGTGCATTGTTGTACGGATTGTCAAAAGACGCAAGCCATACATCCATAGACGAACTGCCAGAATAACATTTTACTTTCACGGTGATAGAAACTGCGTCTTCAATATTTGGGATTGAATCCCAATCAAACCCACCGAGAAACGCATACGAAGAGCAAGGTATGTTTGTAGATTTCTGCAACGATGCATACGCATAAGTATCGCTTTCCGTATCTGAATATGCATTGGATTCGTTGCTCACAGAACCCCCTGTGATTAGCGAACTCGGTATCAATTTATAAGTAGCCATACATTATCACCCTATTGTAACTGTGTAACCGCCACTTGCATTGAGCGTTTCTGTGTACGGAATAGGCTCAACTACAACTTGGCTCAAATAATCATATCCCGAATCTGGAAGAACTGTCTGCTGTGCAGTTGTCGGTGTTGCTGTCTTTGACTGTGCACTAATTGCTTCGCCCGTGTATGTTCCAATAACTCCGAGCATTGTTACGCCAGATTTAATATTTCCAGCGATAACTTTTGCCGCTTCCGTCGAATCAAGCTGAACACTCCCGCTACCATCGTGATAACCAACTGGAATTGAAATTACATCCGCCTTATCATCGATCGTGGCTGTCCATGCTCCGCGGTTTTGCATAGATCCGGTAACTTTTGCCCCCTGCACATACGCTGTTTTTGTTGACAAAATTTCCGAAGCAGATGCCGTTGCATCAGAAGTATCAGCATTAAATGTGCAACTTCCTGTTACTGATGCTCCGCTTTTATCATGGAATGTATACCCGCTAAGTACCTTATCCGCTTCTGCAGTATCTGCAGTAAGATCAATGAGCGTATCACCGTCATAAACTACTTTGTTGTATGTTTTGTTTGGCATTTTTCTTTCTCCTTACAAAATTGTAACTGTTGTTCCACCATATGGATTGGACACCTCCGAATATGGTGTAGAATGGACTGTAACGTTATCTACAAGCATTTTTTGCATTGTATTCAGCACTTGCTCTTTCGATGATGGAGTTACTTCATATTCACCGTCATATGTATCGAAAGATACGCCTTTTTCAAAAGTGCCAACGAGCCCCATTGCTTCATTCACACTTCCAATTAAATTTATATTGCCATGCATCTTACCAGATAAAGATGCACTTCCATTAATTGATCCTTGCATTTATAACCTCATTCTTCTGTAGAAACTTCGTCCCACACTCTAAACGTAGGTGAGCAATCATCTGTTTTACCTATAATTGTATCTACTGATGAACCATGCTTTAATTGAACATCAAATACGTAATCTCCAAAACGTAAATTTTTTGTATTGTGAGAACCAATAACTATCCCCCAAAACGCTTCTGCATCGTCGTTCATTATATTAGTAATTTCAAACAATGGCGATGCCCCATACTTTTTAGCCACGGACAACTTTAATTCATCGCCGTACTCTGGTTCATACTGATTGCCATCTGAATCAACAGCAGAAAACGTAATCATTGCTGTGTCGCCTCTTGTAAGTGCAATAAGTTTTTTTTCGGAATCTACAACAAACATTTACTCAACTCCTTCATTATGCGTATATGATTTACTTGCAAGACAAGTCCCAAACGGGTCAATAATCATTGCCGTATGAATCGGAACATTACTTAATGCCGCTACAGACAATAATGTGTAATATTTCGCTTCTGCTTCAGGTATCGTATCATAAGTCCACTTTTGTAAAGCGACAGAACCATCCGCAAATGATTGTAACTCTATTGTTATAAATTTACCCATAACAGCTCCTTCCCTATCTTATTTTAACACTTCTTATATGAAACGCCATAGAATTATTTCTATACCATGTTCCTGCTGCATTTGCATACACACTGATATAATATCGCACTCTTCCATCACTTTCTGCATTTGGGTCTTCAACTGACGGAGTTGCAATAAACATATCATGCAACTCAAAATATTTCCATCCGCCTCTGTTAGAAACATCTGCTGTAGAATACTCCCCATATTGCGTTGATGCCATTGACGCATCATCTGATGTCGAACCAAACATTAATGATGTAAACACTTTTCCATTGTTTGTGGTACTTGTAGGCGAAAATCTAACTCTTGTTTCAACAAGATATACGCCTTCATCAAGATCAATATATCCAAGTGTTGTTACACCTGCGCCCGACATTACGACATTACTTCGTAGATCCTGCCCATCATCGTCTGTATAATCTATGCCACCCTGCCGAATAATCGTATCTCCAACATTTTTATGTAAATTGCCATTCCATAAAACATCAGATGTGTATATCTCTTTTATGGAATATATAGACATAGCCGACCATGTTATTTTTTTATTATTATTTGACGCAGGACCGGCAGTTTGCACTACATGTACTGCTTGAGCAACAATTTTCCCGTTTTCATATTCGGGACTCCCAAATGTTATAGTAAGGTTATTCGTTGAATACGATTGAACTCCGCTTGCACTTCTACTTCCAGTTACATATGTATTTTCAGTTATAGTAAAATCTGCAGGTTGACTACTCGCACATGCAAAATAAATTTTATAAGTATTTGGAGCAAGTCGTAAATCCCAAGTCTTTGTCTTTGTGCTTTGTGCGGATGAATATATTTTATTTTCACGCATTGTTTTAAGCGCATACACGTTTGTTTCTTTCGTATCACCTGTTCCCTGCACCATAAAAGTTGGATCACCATCTGCATTTACTGCCAAAGAATTTGATGTTGCAACTGTACTGAAAACACCATCATTATTGCCAGTACCATTTAATGAAATAAAATCCCCAAAAAATGCAACAGGGGTGTCATCCTTATATACGGTCATTCCATCAGAATTTAACTGCGCATAATCAGACGTGTTGACCCCATCGTGGACATGGATTCCGCTGTCATCATCAATATAAGTTATATATCGGCTAGCAGTACCTGCCGCATATGCATCTTGATACTCCCATGATTGACCAGACATTGTGACAGGGATTTTTTCCGAATATTTCCCAGAATCAAGAAACTCATTTGCATATACCATTGTTCCTTTAACTCTGACAGGCATGCTTCCGCATCCAAAATTAAAATACAAATAATCTGTAGCGGTATTTGGATATGCTATATTTGCTACTACAGTTGTTCCTTTTACAATCAACATGTCATCCATACTGAAATACTTTGTGGCATAAGACCCACTCGTCGAGGATGTAATATAATATGTGCTTGCCTTGTCAACGACATTCCATTTACTTCCATCATATAAAAACGTTATTGTGGTGTTCGCTGTCCAGAGCACATAATTTGACGTTGATGCTATTACTCCGTTAAAATATACGTCTTTTGTATCTAATACAATTTGATTATTATCATCTACTATTTTTAATTTTGGAATAATTGCTGTATTATTTCCATACGTAAAATCAACGGCAATAGTCGCTCCAGTGAATGGAACGAAACCGTCGCACGTCACAACTTTAATTGCCGTACTTGCACTTGTGCTACATTCTCCGTATACTGCTTCTATCTGATTCCCAAGTTCTTCTATATCATCATCGATATCATCAAATTCATCGCCAAGCGTTCGTCCACTACCTACAGAAAGACCTAACGTGTTAATCCGCCCTGCATCAATATATCCCGTTGTTATTTTGCCGGCATCAAGATTTGAAACGGCTTGGTTTCCGATTCCTTTTTTGATCCATTCTTCTTCAGTTTCATCCCACGTATAAATGGCATTATCTTCAGAAGAATTAAACCATGTATCGCCACTTTGAAATCCACCCTCTGGAGGCTCCGGTTCTTCCGCGCCATAATACACAGTATTTTTACCATTAGCTGATTGTAACGCAAATTGCGCGGTTTCTTCTGCATCATTTGCGATATCCAATGTGTCTTCCGCATATTCTTTGGCTTCTTGACTGTCTTCACTTGCTTGCAGTGCTACTTTTTTCGCAATATTAGCGGTAGTATCATCAGTCGGTGGAGACGTCACATTGCCAGATATCCATGCGCGTCCGCCACTTGCTCGAATAAGTACCGTATCTCCAACTCCGGCGTTGATGGTTAATTCGACTGGTGTTTCATCTACTCCGCCGTCTATATGTACCCAAGCAGTGTTACCATCTATTCTGCGCACAATGGCTTTTGTGTCATATGCCTCAGTCTTTGGTTTTCTAAGTTCATATAAAATTTTCGTTAATTCTTTTATAAGTTTTTCAACTTCTAAATTCGCCATGTTTTTGTAACCTCTTCTGCGACCGTTGCTCCATATCCGATCGTAATTGTTTGAGATTTTATTTCAAATGTACCATTTATATCTAATTCAGGATAATATAATTCTATAATATCTGTAGGTTCAATATCGGGAACAAACCTTCGTTTATATTTAACTAACATTTCAGATGATTGTTCTTCTTTTAATCTGCGCTTTGCATATTCTGCAATTGTTTCTCCTTCACTCAAATTACAGTCCGATTCTTCCATCCATATTTCACGACCCCTATTTACAGTAGATAATTCACTATCATCTGAATCGTCTCTTGCCTCTGCCATTAAATCATCTTCAATTGCTCTAAAAACATTTGGGCATGAATACCAGTTATGTTCTACTTCTATTTCAGATTCAACTATATCATACGTATTGTATTCAAGCCTTAATGACGATTCTGAGGCGGTTTGTTCTACGGCAATTTCTCCCATTCCATTGATTTTAATTCTTAATTGGCATGCTTTTGCGATTTTATGAGCCATTGATAAATAACTTTCATTATTTTCTGCAATTATCGCATTTTTTAAACGCGGCGCATCTTCTATATTGCTATCAATCGGCGCAGGAGTAGTAGATTTTAATAATCTTATTATTAATTGTACGCCATCTGATCCTGCTGCCGCAAACCATCCGCGCGGCAATAATACATCGTCACAAGGTTTAACTACTGAATAACATTCATATTCGCTTTTTAAATAAAATCCTTCCCATTTTGATTCAGGCGCACAAGCTAATCCCGTAAATAATGGGGTATGTGATATTGCACCATTTTGATATGTGTTTAACCATATTCTTATCCAGTGTTCATTATCATTTATTTCTGATACTTTTTGAATATCTGCAGATTGCATAAGTCCAGACGATTCTTTTTTAATACTTCCGCCAGATATACTATGTTTTATTGTATCTCTCCATGTAATAGGATCTACATCTGTAATATAATATTCTGCACTAAATCCGTGTTCCCATTCCATTATTCTTGATCCTCAATCCATTCTTGATATGTTATACCATCTTCTGTTTGTGAATCTACTCGTGTTATTGATAATGAGAATGTAGATATTTTTTCATAATATTTTGCATTACGATCTTCTTTGACTTGTATATCCGCGGCATAACTTGATCCGTCTGGCGTTCTGACATGGCATATTCCTGCATAATCGGCCAATCTTCTTAATGATGCTATTTTATCTGCATCTGTAATAGTTATAACCGCGCCAGATATATCTCCACTTCTACTTATTGATTTATTCCAGTCACCTTCAACGCTTCCACCTAAGTATTTTGTTTCTTTAAAATCTTTACTCCATTTACTAGAATAATTAAGACCGTATTCTATTTCTATTTGTTCTTCATCAAAATCGATAATTGCATAATCAGAGTGCACAATATCACCGTTTTCTTCATCTGTATCATACCACGTTAAAACATCATATTGATCTATATAGTCTCCATTTTTTGTTTTAAAGACGATGCGATGCCCTCCAAATTCATTAAGCGCTGGATATGGATCTACATAACCTGTTCCAAATGCCCCATGACTTACAATAAGTTCAGGTCGATCAACAGATAGTCTATATATATCGCAATATGAACCTTCTTGAAATTCGGCATATGGCGTTATTTTTACAACAGTGCCGATAACTTCTATTTCGGCCGTTGGCATAATTGCTTGAACATCCCAGTGAACTTCAAATGGTAATTCACTTGTATCTATTTGGCCTAGTCCATCATTTACTTGTGCTACTATATTATATTTTGCTCCGTCATCGAGCGGGGCATAAAATTCCGTCGGATCATTAAATATTACAGGATCTTCTCCTTCTCCTTCTTCTAATGCGACGGTTTCTCCTTTATACCCAGTAGTTATTTTCCCATCTGGACGCTCCATTGGATAATCTTCTGCTCTTTCTATTGCGATGGAAGTTATCCCTCCTTCTCCTGCTCCTTCAGCAGTTATAGATAAAGGAAGTTCAGTAAGACAATAAACGCGTTTAATTGATCCGCCAAATGGGGCATAAAGCGTATTATGTCCTACTGGAACCAGCGTGTTTGTATCATATGCTTCTATTACGTAGTCATCTGCTCCTTGCGGATTAACGTATGGTTGAGCTGATTCTGTAATTGGTTCATTTAATTTAATAACGGTATTAACACCATCTGTTATAGCATCATCTAATAATTCATCACCGCTTTGATATGTTCTTTGCTCATAATTACGTGTAATTACGCCGCTTTCATCATATATATCTCCATCATAACACAAATTTCCATTATCATCTATTTTCGGTATTCCACGTAAAATTTTAGATGAATCTAAAGCATATTCTCCTATTATTTCTGAATTTTCATCATAAAATAAATGTGATGATACATTTACGCTCATTAATTGTCCACTATTATAATTATAATATTCATCACCAAGAACACTTGTTATTATTGCTATTCCGCTTCCGGTATACGCTTGTTCCATTGAATATATATAATCTGCAACAGAATCGCCAAACATCATAGTGAGATCAATAACATTATCGTTTGCTCCTACATTAATCATACTTCCATTTCCTATTGCAATAGATTTTATATTATTAATATTCGCGTAATAAATATGACCATTATCAACAATTGCCGATGTTCCATTCGCCAGTTGATTCCATACTAATGTTCCACCAACAATTGTATCAAATAATTCATCTCCTACTTCATCTGATTTTAATCTTGCAGTATATGGTACATTATCTTCAACGATATCACCACCTGTCGCAATAATTTTTTGTATGAGTGACGTATTTGTTATTTCACAATTAACTGGTTCTGCAATTGTTAAATATACAGGATCAGACCATTCTGATAATCTGCCAGATGACGATTTTACAGCGACAACCAATTCGTACGTATTGCCGTATTCAAATTCACACTCTACTGCATCTAACACGACGTGTTGCGCAGTTTCTGCATGCGCGATAGGAGTATAAACACCATTGCCATCTATTATGTCTATTTCTGCGTATTCTTGTGGTGTTTTATCATTTGAAACATATACCCATGACGCAGTAGTTTGACCGTCTTCAGTTATAGTATAATCTGATAATTCAAGAACAGGTATACTAGGCGCAGATGATAAATTTATTTCTCCAGCCTCTATATCTGACCATGGGCCGTACGTATATTTATCTCCTGATTTTAAATAAAATCTTAAACGAACATACCACGTAATTCCGACTTCCAAATCGGATATATTCCACCTAGACGCATGAATATTAGGAATATCAAATGTTTCGGGTTGATCTGTTGATTCCCATGCATCTTCATGGTCGGCCCATGCAAGTTGAACGCCATTAGCTTCATCCCATGTCCAATCCCATGTGACTCCAATTGTTCCTTCTACATCTGTTCTAAATACGCTGATTCCGTCTGGAGCTTTTGGAACTTCACCGCCGTCCTCTATTGTGTTTTCTGAACTTAATAAGGCCGTTACATCGTAAACATCTACTCCATCTTCTCTAGTTTGTTTTGTATAACTTCCTACGACTGCCCTTACTTCAAATGCGATTTCATCTTCATTGCTCCAATTTGGACATTGAACCGTAATACTTGTCTGCCCGTGTGGAATTATACCAATATCAAATGTTTCTCCGGAATCTGCCGCATATGTTACAACTAGAAATGAATCTTCAACTTCTGACATATTTGTGGCGCTTATTGTAGCGCGGTGTGTTTCTTCTACGGTTTCAACATTAAGATCATCCGGATCTTTTAGCGGTCCTTTCGCTACTAATTTCGGTGTACCATATGTCGGATAATTATCATGATATGTATTTACACGTACAAACATTACTTGATCATCATCCGGTTGATCATCTATTTGTATAAATACTTTATCTTTATGTTTTGTATCTTTTGGTGTTTGTACACTAGTCCATTGTAGTCCAGACGGACAAGACACGTTTGGACCTGGTATTGTTATTACGTATTGAACCTCCGTTTTATCTATTTGATGTGCTTTATTTTGAGCGGCTTCCCATACAACTGTCAAATCTATACCTTCAGCCGCATTTTCTTTTGCAGTTGTTCCGCCTGTTATTTTTGCTTTATTTGGCTGTGAATATGTATGTGAAGTATATTTCCATGCGGAACAACCGCGCGGCCCGCGCAATCTAACTCTAAACCATCTAGAATATGAATAATTTCCAACAAAAAGAGCTGAATCTTCTGTTATATCATGATGATCATTTATTTTACCAGTTCCATGCAAATAACTCGTTGTGTTTCTATTAAATTTTTTTGCTAATTTTTTTCCATTTTTTTCAGTACAATCTTTTAAACGAATTGCTTCCCATTCCGCGTCAACATACCACGTTTTTGATGTATCTGATGTACTTTTACTCCATGAAAATCTACATTTATTTGTGTTTTGTAAATCCGCTTTTATGCTTGGCGCTGTAGGTTTTTGAAGTAAAAACGTATATGAATCAGATGCCCATGTTTCTTTTTTGGCATGACCTGATACCGTGGCTTTTATACTTTTTAAATATTTTTTCTTTTTTGGATAATATTTACTTAAATCAACGTTAAAAGATTTAGAAGACGCGGATTTTGATATACTGGGAGATTTTTTAGTCGCGCTACCCTTAGTAGGAGTCAAATAATATGTTAATTTTTGCGCCTCATATGTTTCACCTTTTTTCCATGAAATTGTAAATTTATTCTTATTTCTTGATATGGTTACATTGGGCTTTTTTGATTTTTTCTTACTCATATTGTTCTTACCTGCATGCGTAAACCGCGTATCATTTCATTGGCCCATTCCGTTGGATCTTTTGTGCCTTCAACGGTAGTGTAAAAATTATATACATTACCGGTTTCTCCGGTGGCTTCTTTAATATCATTCATTAATGATCGTTTACCATATAATATTTCATCTTGTGTTCCCTCTCCTGCTCCAAATAATGTCGCGCGAGTAAACATATACGGATTTTCTTCTGCTTTTTTGTACCATGATACACTCCAACTCGGCAACGATCCTTTACCGGCCACGCCAAATGGAAATGATCCGCCACTCACAGAAAAATGTGGAAGTTTTAATCCTGAGAATATCTTACCAAATTTAAGTGGGAAAAATCCTTTAATCTTATCAACGGCTTTTTTAATTGCGTCTTTTGCCGCATTAATTTTATCTTTAGCGGCATTTTTAATACCATTGAACGCCTTTTTTGCACCTTCTTTTGCGGCGTTTAATTTATTAGTTATAGCATTTTTTACAGCGTTAATTGGTTTATTAACTGCGCCCTTTAATGATGATCCGGCGTGTTTAATACCATTTGCGATTCCTTTTATGAGTTTAGATCCGAGTGATGCCCAACTAAATGCCGTTATAACTGCAACAATGGCTTTAATAATATTTGGTATATTAGCAACCAGTGTAGGTATCGCCTTAATTATACCGGCTATAAGAGATATTAAAATTGAAACGCCTGTAGCTATAACTTTTGGCGCATTTTCATTAATTACATTAGCAAAATTTGTAATGATAACAGGAACGGTTTGTATAAATGTCGGTATATTTTGTATTATACCATTTGCCAATGTTTTTATTAATTGTAAACCAAGATCTACAAGCTTACCAGCTCCATTTTTAAATGAATTACTAAATTTAACTAATGAATTTAAACCAGTTGAAATAAAAGTAGATGCATTCGACTTTACGCCATCAATGATAGCCAACATTATATCAGCGCCGGCGCTCATAAGCTGTGGGCCAGTAGACCGAAGCGTTTCAAGTATTACTCCCATCATTTGGCCAGTTGAATCAATAATCATTGGCAATACGCTAGACATCATATTCGGTATTCCCTCTATGATGCTAGGTGCTAATTCTGATAACGCACTACCAAAACCCTCCGCCAATTGTTTAATTGCCGGCATAATATTTCCGGCGGCAGTTCCTATTGAAGATACTAAATCATTTACAAGTTGACTTATATCCGCATCTGGATTTGCTAAACCAGATATTAAATTTTCATATGCCGCTTTTACCATCCCGACTGATCCGGCAATAGTAGTAGATGCTTCTCTTGCTGTAGTACCGGCAATTCCTTGTTTTTGTTGTATATAATCAATTGCAGTAACTACATCAGAAAAACTATCAATAGAAAGATCCGCCGCTTTGCCATTTTCTTCGGCCCACGTATTGGCGTCAGCAATTAATCTTTCCATTTCTGTTTTTGTTCCGCCATATCCAAGTTTAAGATTGTCTAACATCGTATAGTTTTGTTTGGCAAAACCTTGGAATGCATATTGAATATTATTGAGATCTCCGCCAAAAGTATTATAATTATCAGATATTGCTCGCATCGCAACATCTGTTTGTTCGGCGGCTTTTACTGTATCTCCTTCAAGAGAATTAATTAATGAGGCAGAAAAAGACGTGGCCTGTTCCATGTACTGATTGGCAGATAACCCTGTAGTTTGAAATGCTTTTTTTGCGTTTTCAAATACGAGTGTTTGTGCTTTTTCATTTCTTTCCCAGTCTTTATTTATTTCATTGACGCTTTTATTTACGGATTTTGCATATTCTTCAACAGACATGCCCATATTTCCATAAAGTTTTTTTATGCCGCCTTCAAGTTGTTCATAATCAGCATATGCTGACAATGCACTTTTGCCTATCTTTATAGTGGCAACACCAGCAGCAGCGGCTATTGCGCCAATCGCAACCGCGCCAGCTTTCATTGCAGATTTAAATTTAGATCCGAATGCAGACGCTTTATTGCTCGCATCCTTCAATCCATTATCATAATCAGACTTATCTAATGATAATGTGGCACCTAAATCAAATACGTTACTCATTACTCATTTCCTATGGCATTTAATTTTGTTTTTATACCGCCGATTATTTGATCCGCGGTACGAGTTTCTATTTTATTTTGCGGAATAATGATATCTTTATACGATATTTTCATATATCTTCCGCCATATACATATGCTAGCGTTTGATTTATATTATACAAACAATCCGATATATAAAGATTTAATTGAAGTTCATCTTTATTTTTATGATAATTCGCTTGTAAATACGCTAAAAATAAACGGATATCTTTTTTGCCGCGGTAATTCCCATAGCACAGCCAGAATATTTCAGTTCTTTTTTCTGACTGTGCTATTGAAAAAGTTCTTGTACCATCGGCTCATTGAGCACATCAATCATCATAGTCGGAAGTGTGAGTAAATTGAGGTTCTCAACAAACTCTTCCTTGTTAGTACCATCAATGACACTCAACACATCCAAAACTTCATCTTTGTGCTTTTTCAGTGCTATACTTACACACATAGCAACACTAGTTTCGAATCCATTTTTTACTTCTTCATCATTTGCTATTGTCGTAATCGGCACTAATATTTCTGCTAATACATCAATCGCTTCTTCGCCTTTGATTTCAGATAATTTTCTCATAATGTTCCCTTTTTATGAATATGACTTCACATAATACGTTTCTTCGCTGTCATATACTGCATCCTTCGTCACCTGTGTATAGACATACGGATTTGCTGTTGTCCCAGCGCCAGATCTTGTGTAATAAGTCTCTCCGTACTTAAATCCCGCACTTGTAAGTGTCGCTGCTGTATACGTTACAGTTGGTGCTTCAAGCGAATAAAATTCCATCGGCATTTCACTCTGTGCATCGATTGAAACGTGTCCGGTTAGCGTACATGAGGTCTGCCCTTTTCCATTTTTAGTTGTCTGCAGATTGAATCCCTCTGTTGACAACGCATTTTTCAGCTTTACGGCGACAAGCCCGCCATCGGCTTTATCACCGACCCACCAAACATCCGAGAAATCTGTCTGCTCGAGATCTTTTCTCGGCACAATTTTACCACTTGCAACAGTAATATCAGCCGCTCCTAGCGCAAGCCTGATCCCCTCTGCACTTGTATCAAGTGACGTGAACGAAATTGAACATGTCCAAGAATCAAGATGTTTTAACTCTTTCATGTTTACGGGGACATTATCTACATCTTCGCCAAGGTCTGAATACTCTGGCTGACACACTACATTAATACCACCCGTTGTCGCACAAACAATATCCTCATCATCTGGTGCCGCCGGATTAGCTGGATCAAATGCTGTCAAAATAACACCGGCGTCCAACTGCATAGATTCAAATGTGTCCTGTGGGATCACGGTAAACATTCCCATAATAATTTCCTTTCTACGGAGTTAAATATTCCGCCATTATAATTAAATAAATTCGTCTTATTGTATCATCTTCATCAAGTATTCTTTGGGCAAATGGATTGCCCCTTGTTAAATAAAGAAAACCTTTTGTTAATGGAATCGTTTTTACTTGTATTAAAGCATCAGAAATCTCATCCGCTTTTTTACTTATTTCAGACCATGAAGTTGTCTTGTACCAAATATTAGCTGTCATGATTACAGAGCGGTTCAGACTGTCTACTGTAGCATTGTAAGTGATGTACGGCATTGTAGCATCATCAGGAACTGTAGCTTCATCATATGCAGGGATTTCAAACGATTCCCAAAATGATTGTAATGCTTGCCACTTATCCATTGCTATCACCTGTCAGCTCCCATTCCTCAGCCGTTACTTGTCTCATATCTAGTGCCGTACTCGCAGGAGTATACTTGTCATCTCCGTCGCTTGTTACCCTAAAAACCTTGCCGTCTCTGATACGTCTGAAAACATCGTGATATTCCAACGTCATGGCTCTACTTGTAGTCACAGTATACAGACTTGTAACGCCTTGCTTCTCACCTACACGTGCTTCGATCGATGTATCAAACACAATTGCCGCATCAAACTCAGCACCGTCTGTATAGGCATCTCTATAACCACCGTATCCATCAGGCTCTTTTGTCTTATTCAGAAATACGCATGTTTCCATTGCGTCTAACAATAAACTCATGACTAGATTTTCCTCCATTGATTTAATTCATTGGCAAAAACATCTTTCCATGATGGTCCGGAATTACTATCTGAAGATCCGCCGCTTTTTGTATAGCTATAACCGCCAAATGATTCAGACTGAAAAGGCGACATTGCAAGACTGTCAATGCCGCCATATTTACCCTGCCAGTCTGAAATTCTTTCTGAAAGTTCAATGACTGAAGGAGGCACAGCCATTGTCCAGACTGCCCCATCGAAGTGTTCATCTTCTAAATCTTCACTGCCGTGCAGATGTACCCCGTCGTTAAAAACGCTCCCTACTATACGAAAGTATTGACCTTCTTGTAATATTTTTGATGCTCCAATCAGTTCTCCATTTTCAATAGTAAATTCGCCGAATATTTTATTTTTGTCGAACCAGTTATTAAGTTCTTTACATATTTTTGTCAGCATCTTTACTTTTCCTTTTCGTGGTTTTCTTTTTAGCAGGTTTGGGTTCCTCGACAGGAACAATCAAAACTATTCTCGCTTTGTTACCCAATCCGCTCAATTCCTTTATGCGATCTTCTGAAACATTTAAGCCCTGACGGGGGAAAATATCCCCCGTCTCATACTTATGTTTTTTATCTTGAAGATCAGCGAAAGGAGTTATCACTTTGTATTTCATGATTATGCACCAGGAGTTTCTGTTACTGTAGCAATAAATAAACTATTAGGATTAAAGAGCACCGGCATAAACAGCGCGCTGGCTTTTGTCCACAGTACAGTAGGATCTGTTTCCATCCACTGCATTACATATACATATGGTGAAACTGATCCTGCGGTAGATACATCGAAAAATCTTCCAGCGTCTGCTTCAGGCGGATTGCCCCACAGACCGGTACCAAGTCTTGCTCCGCCGACTGTTCCATAGAATGTCACCTTATCCTGTGGATAATATCTATTGGTTACAATACTTGGTCTTCCATCTTCTCCAAATGTTGCAGATGCGCCATAAACCATATCATTTGTCAGAATCTGACTGATTCCAAATTCATCATTAAGATATGCTGTGAGATCCGTATTTCTCAAAAGGGCGCCAGCGCCAATATTACCGTTAATGACCTTCTGAAGTTCTGCATTATTTCTCATCTTTGTCAGAGTAGCAGATGCGCAATACATTCCATTAATTGTAACACCAACGTCTTTTGCATCATCAATAATGTCCTGGAGCTGTGATGGAATATCTTTTGCTGCTCCAGCGCCAAAGTCGAGTGTCAATGATGTCTGTTCTTCTGGAACCCCATAATCAACGGTCAAATCAAGATCATTTTCCTTAATTGTAATTTTACCTGTAGCGAGAAGTTCGTTTTTGGCAACCTTCGATCTAGTAAATACCTGATCGGCAAGTCTGATACCGTCATTCATGACGTAATCATAAAGCGCGGTATCTCCCTGTACTCCGGTTCTCATAAGGGCTCTAAGTCTTTCTGACTGATTGATCTTTACTTTGATCAGACCCTTCTCAATGTTTCTATGATCGATCGGAATTCTGAACGTTTTCTGTGATTCTGTATCAAATCCGTGGAACTGCGCCATCATTGGAATCTGATACTGACTTGCGATAGATTCCCATCTCGCAACGAGATTATCTGTTTTTTCATCGCCAAGGATTGTGTCAACGGGGTCATTCTGTCTTTCAACAGAAAAACCAATATTGAGCCAATCTTCATTCGGGATAAATCCCTGAATATTATTTTCCCATCTGATATCAGGCATAAATCTTATCCTCCAATCTTAATACGGTCTTGTTACGGTAGATTCCGTAATAAACTTGAACCCAAGTGCGGCAAGCGCGGTCTTGGCAGCAGATGCAAGTCTGTTCGGGTCTTTGGTATAATACGTTGTTGATGTGCTTGCTACTGTATCATCTGACAATTCATAACCAGTGCCACCATCACTTTCATACCAACCTTTTTCAACAGGGTTTAATTCTGCCGCATAATTTGTTACTGCGGTATGGTCTGTATCAGGCAGATAATATGTCTTACTTGTGTTGACAGTAGTATCTGTTGAATCGGCGTAAGTGTAATTTGGTGAAGAACCGCTTCTTTCCTGCCATCCGTTTGCCTTCGGACTTACAAGGTCTTTTAGCGTAACGGAATTGTAAGAATAACTTACAATAGCAAGTCTATCTTCGTAAATTGTTCCGCCCATTACCACAGATCCAGGCATATCACCGCTTGTCACATCTACGTCTTCATATACGATGCCGACCGCATTTGCATCATTTGACGGCCATGCCGTTCCCATAGGAACATATTTTGCACCGTCATCGGCAGTCACTGCCCCGGACTGAGCAATCTGCTTAGTCTTTCTTGTTACAGGCTCATCTACAGCAAGGAACCAGCCTGGTCTGTAAGTTCCTGCCTGTTCTTTGTCAAAAATAAAAGACATTTACTTTCCTCCCATCTTCTATTATTTATTTGCTTTTGGGGCTTCTCCGTATATATTGCCGTGATATTGTTTTTCTAACATCGCGGCACGGCTTTTAATATTTGGTGAACCGCCGTTATTTGCCGGCGGGTTAGAAACAGCTGCCCCTTGCTGTTGCTGTGTTGTAATAAAATCTGCCCATTCATCTGTAAGTTTTTTCTTTAACTCATCTGAATTTTTGATTTTATTTTCATTATCTAGCTCAATACTATCAAGTTCAGATACTTTTACAATTGAATCAATTCTTTTCTCAGATACCCCGATTTCTTTCAGAAGTTCCTTATAAGCAGATGTTTTTTTGGCGGTTGTTTCTTTTTTATGCTGTTCTGATTTATAATTATTGTATTCTTTTTCAAGATCCTCAAATTTTTGCTTATAAATACCGTCTCCTGATTTCTCCGCTTTTTCTTTTAATTCATCGAGCTCTGTTTTAATCGTGTCTCTTTCTTTTGATACAGTATCAAATTCTTTTGCTTTTTCTTCAAAAGAATCCCTTTGTTTTTTCAATGCTTCAACCGTATCTGAATGTGCTTCAATAATTTCATCGATCTTTTCTGGCTCAATTCCTAGAGCCATCAGAAACTTTCTAGTAAGTGCCATTGTAATCTCCTTTTCTTCGTAGGTGTTGCTTTACCATTCATTACATAATTATTATATCATAACAATTAATAATGTAAATATAATTTTTTACGATTAATATATACAAATATAATAGTACATGATATAATCATATTGAGAAAGGAGGCTTTTTAATGACATTAGAAGAATATATTAAAGTAAATAATTTTCCAAAAGTCAGAAAACTCGGAAAAATTAAAGGAGTTACTTATTATATTGAAAATAATATTACTGATAATGAAGACGTCGGTATTCCTTTTGTTATACAAGAAATAGGTGATAAATTTTCAGTTTGTACATCCGATGAAAGTTTATACGCCATAGACATTTTAATTGAAGAAAATCAATGAAAGCAAATATAGATATAAAAGTAAATAAAGATGATTCAGGTAAAACAATCAACGAGGCACAAGAAGCGCTTGATCGTGCACTTGAAAGAATAGGAATTGAGGCAGAAGGACAAGCAAAATTATATTTAACAGAAAGCGGAGCAGTAGATACAGGAAGACTTAGAGGTTCCGTTTCGCATGTCACACAACCTCGTGCAGTCACAATTGGCACAAATGTTGAATATGCGCCATATATCGAGCTTGGAACATATAAAATGGCGGCGCGACCATATTTGTCTCCTGCAATTAAAAATCATCTTGATAGATATAAACAAATTATTATGGAGGAATTAAAAAAATGAGTGATAATATTGATTATAAAAAACTACAAGATAAAAAAGAAGAAGAAACACATGCAGTATGGACCGTAATACGCCCAACAGCAAAACTATGTAAAACATGCATCCATAGATTGCCAGATACTGAGTATACAATCGGGGCAGAAAAATCTATATGCGATATGTTTCTTGATGAAAAACCTACTGAAGTTTTATGGGAAGATGCCGATTGTGACTTTTACGAAGAAGAGGAGTAAAAACTCCTCTTTTTTATTGACCATATTTATTATATCCTTTTTCAAGACGTAATTCCATATCAACTATTAGTCTTCTTCCGCCTTTTTCTACGTCTTGTCCCCAGTATATTTTTGTAATTTTATATGTACCGCCTCTTTGAAGAATAATTTCACGTTCTGCTTTTCCAAATGCACCATCTGATAATACATATAATGCCTCAGATCCTTTTGGGCAGTAAATATTTATTCTCATACTTCCAGGGGTATACGTTCCGCCACCACGGCTAATAGAACCTGATACAAATTGACCTAATTGATTTTCTATTCCGATGAACTGCTGTAATTCTGCGTCTGTCATACCTTGCAGAGTTCCATATGGTATATCTAAAAATCCGCCCTTTCCTTCTAATGTAGCAAAATTCTGAGCAGTTTGCATCCATATGTCATCTTTTGTTTTTGATTTTTCTATGAATGTAGTAAGATTTTTAATTGCATTTCCTTTACCTTCATTATCGAGTGGGACTTTTCCTACTCCCTTAAAATATTGTTGATCCCAGCCTGATCCTCCTGAGTACTTAGGGGATTTAAATCCTGCAAGCGGTCTATTAAACGCACCGGACGCAGATGTATATGCATAATATGCGGAATGTTCGGCCGATGTAGAACTAGCATGAATAGGTTTTGCCCATTTAGTATAATATGCATCTCCTGATCTATATTGACTCATTGTATACCACTTTGCTTTGTCTTTTCTTTCTTGAGAATAGGCTTCGGCTTCAGGAGTAAGACTATCTACTTTTTTCTGTGCTTTTTCTACTAATTTTTGTGCTTTTTCATATTCTTTACCTAATTGCTCAAATTCATCAATGCTTTTTAATAATTTTTCAAATTTCTCTATTTGTGATTCATTCCATTTTATATATCCTTCATATTGAGGAGTACCCGGTTCATGAGGATTTTGATTTTTAAGTTGTTTTGCCTTTTCTAATTCATCTTCAAAATATACTTTTTTTGCCGCAATCGTTTTCTTTTTTGTGGTATATTCAGAAACACCGACTTCATCTTTCCATATACCTGAAAACTTTTTATCATTTGGAAGCGCGGCTTTTGCCTTTTCAAGTTCCTTTTTTGCATCATCTAATTCTTTTTGCTGTTCAGGTGTCAATTTAGAACCTGTAGGAGAAATCGTTTTCGTTTTTTGTTTAGGTGATAATTTCTCTAAATATTTTTCGATTTCATCGGCCTGTTCTTTAATCAATTTATCATCTAAATAATCTTGCCAGACTTTTGATGGTTTTCCTATACTTTTAAGATAATTATAGAACTGATTCGCGTTAGTTACATTCTCCGCCTTAAGCTCATTATATACATTTGACATTTTTTTATTTTGATAAACAGATTTATCAAACTTAAGCGGTTCTTCTATTTTGCTGTATTTTCCAATTACATATTTATCGATCTTAGCCGCTTCAGCAGGATCCAGTTCACCAGCGACATATTTCGCCCATACATCGCCTTGTTTGCCTATTCCTGTATCTTTACCGATCTTTTTTAATTCATTATAAAATGACCCCGCTGAATACGGTATAGTGCTATCGCTTTTAATTTCGTTATAGATTTCTGTAACCTTTTTATTTTTAAGCTGATCAAGATCAACTACCTTTTGTCCATTAGGTACTGAAGCAGAAGTAGGGGCCGGTTTAGGTGTAGTTTTTGGCGCTGTTACTCCTAAAATTTTATCTAATTCAGGATCATCAATTTTTCCTTTTACATATTGTTCAAAATAATTATACTGCTCATAAGCAGTTTTTCCTGAACAATGGTCATATGCTTTTTGCCAAGTAGAACTATCAAATACATCTTCAATATAATCAAGATCTGTAGGTAAATCAGCTTTAGTAATTGGTATACCTAAAATTTTATTTACCCCTGCTCCACCAATATTTAATGTTCCATTTTTATATTTCTTATAAAATGTTACTGGTTCTGCTCCTAATTTTGCAACATAATCATCAAATTTTTGAACAACAGAATAATCATATTGTGTTAAAAATTCCTTATAAGTATCAGGTAAATCTGCTTTACTTTTAATATCAACGGGTTTAGTTGTAGTAGATGCCGAAGTATATTTTTGCCATTGCTCAACTAGTTTATCTATTTCTTCAGTCTGTTCTTTAGTAAGTTGTTTTTTCTTATATTTTTCCCACACATCCAGCGTGCCCTCATTTAATGCCTGTGCGTCATTAAGCGCATTATAAAATTTAAATGATAAATCAGACGATATATCATTTAGATCAGAATATACTTTTGTTACTGGAGGTAAATTGTCGTAATCAATTTTAGAAACCGCGCCATTTATTGTATATTCATCTAATTTATTGACAATACCATCTATCTGTTTCATCTCATTTTCATTGAGTTGCTGTTTTTTGTACTTTTCCCATATATCATAACTATCGAGTGGATCATGGGCATTTGCAATATTATCAAGTAAATCTTTAAACTCATTTGCTGAATCAGAGTCTACTTTACCTTTTAACTTTGAATATACCTGGGCGGGACCGCCAGGAAGTTTATCATAATCAATATTAGAAGAAACCGGAATATCTTTTACTGTATATTTATTTAACTTGCCTACAATATCATCGATTTGCTTCATTTCACTTTCAGTGAGTTCTTTTTTCTTATATTTTTTCCAAATATACATATAACTCTTATTGTATTTAAGTCCCATATCAGTAATAAGACCCATAAACTCATTTGCAATATCTGATGATATTTCTTTTTCCAGTTCATCTTGTATAGCAGACGGTACAGATAATTTATTATAATCAATTTCAACTTTTTTAGCAGTTACACCAAGTAGTTTTTCATCTAAAAATGAGTCATCAATTTCTCCATTTGCCCATTTAGTTACATACTTATCCCATAGTATATTATATTTATTTGATTCTTTAATAATATGTTGAAAAATAACAGCGTCATTGATTTTAGAATCGGTAGCTAATTCAGATGTTGTCATTTTTGAGTATGGATTTACTGCTGGTTCTATTCCAGGTGCAGAAGGCGCGACGGTCTGATATTTTTTAATCACATATTTATCGATCTTTTCAATGTCATCAAAATCGAGTTCGCCGTTCAAATACTTTTTCCATACATCAGATTGAGACTTATAACCTTTTGTTGTAGCAATCTTTTTCAGTTCGTTATAGAATTTATTAGCAGTTGTTTTATCTCCATCTGCAACAAAATCATTGTAAACTCCGGTTACTTTTTTCTTTGACAATGCGTCAATATCAAGTCCTGTTACAGATTCACCAGGCATTGCTTCTTCTAATGCAGAATATTTCTTTTGCAAATGCTTTTCAATTTTTTGTACATCAACATCTGGCAATTCACCTTTCAGATATTTATCCCATACATCTGAAGGCTTACCCATCTTCTGAAGTTCTTTATAGAATTGATTTGCAGTTTTTACATCTGTCTTTTTGATATCAGTATAAACGGCAGACATTTTCTTATTTTTAAACTGTGATTTATCTAAAACGTTTACAGGCTTATCAATATATAATGCATCTATTTTACTGACCCACTCATTACCATAAGTCTTTCCATACTTCTTTTTGAATTCTTCCCAGCCTCCGGCGTTTTTAATATCTGATTCAGTAAGATCTTGTTCTTTAAGAAATGATTGATACGTTTCTTTCTTTTTAGGATCAATGATTTTTCCAGTTGTATTAACAGAAACAGGCTCTATTTTAGGTTCAACTGATTTAATTGTATACTTATCAAACTTTCCTATAACAGCATCAATTTTTTTCATGTCATCTAAAGGAAGATCCTGTTTTATATACTTCTTCCATGCATTTGACATGAGAAGGCCGTGTTTATCTGAAATCTTTTTAACTGCATCAAAAAATTCTTGACTGCCGTATAACTTTTTATCTAACTTTGTATAATCAATTGGAAGTTTGCTATAATCTACTTTATTAGTTATAGCATTTTTCTTTGCAACAGACTTTATCGTATTCGATTCCTTAGTAATCATGTTGAAATACTTTGGATTTGGAATACAATCATCTACACGTAAAACGTATTTGATCTTTTTGGTTTTATCTAAATACTGTTTTATTTCTTTTTCGCCTGTCCAGATATGTTTTTCATTCTTTCCTCTTTGATTGTCAATTAATCGCAAAACGCCATTTGCATCGCGATCCAGGTTGATAACGTGTGCACCGCCGCCTTTCCAGGCAACAGATAATGTGTATCTTTCTCCATTATGACCGACTGTATCTTCAAGAAATTTATATTTTCCTGGGGTTTGCAATTTTGGTGAACACTCTAAATGCACAGGTTTTTCGCCCGTAAATTTATTTATCCATGCGTTCGCTTGATCTATACCGACTTCCTGTTGCAAAGCATATGTATGCGGATGAGCTTTATCTTTTCCTAGTGCTTCAACATTATAACCTTGTCTTCTTGCTTCATATGTCATCGCACAAGTCTGGCAGTTCTTTGAATAAATACCTGAATTGCCTTTATACTCTGGATTTACATGGTGCATATCTGCATCATCAAATGACATAGGATCAGATTTAGTATATTTAATTTGCTTCTCTAAATCTTCAACTCTTTTTGCTGCTTGTTCTTGATATTCTTTAAAGAATTTATCAAATTCAGGAGAACTTATTTTTCCAGTCCTCCATTCTGTATATTTATAAAATGAAAGTAAATTTGCTTTATTTAATTCATCTTTTAACGGCTGACTCAAACCCGCCATAGTTAAAGGAAGTTTTTCTTTAAATGCGTCAAAATCTATAACGGTTTCAGTTGCAGTTTCTTTTGCTGTTTTTTCAACTGCCGCGGTAGTAGTTTCTTTTGGTAAATACTTTTTAAGAATTTCTTCAAACTGTTTTAGATCAATTGCGTCAAGTTGACCAGTTAAATACTTATCCCATACTTCTGATGGTTTACCAAGCTTTCCAAGTTCTTTATAAAATTTATTTGCATCTGTAACATTTTGCTCTTTGATCAAATTATAAATGTTACTCATCTTTTTATCTGACCATGCTTTTGTAATCAAAACATCCGGCATTACCTGTTCTTCAAGCCAATCAGAAAATTTCATTTTTTTATGATGTTCTTTATATCGTTTAAGATAATCTTTTTTACTTTCACCGTAATGCCGCGGCAAAGGCTGTTCATTTATCCATTCATCCCATGTTAAATCTTTTTTCTTGAGTACTTCTTCTATTCTTTCTTCCAAATTATATTTTGATCCATCCACGTCAGCAATCAATGTGCATCTGCAATTATATACAAGAAACGCTTCTGCAGTAGGATCGCCTGGAAACATAATCTCATATCCATCTACTTTAAACGGTTTTCCTATTTTTTGTTTTTGTCCCATTAATTTACGGTGTTCATGCCGAGTTCTTCCATCTAAAGTAGAAATCCATGTTTGTTCTACTCCGATTCCCATTTCCTGGGCTCTTTTATATCCATCTATTCTGCCGGAATTTTGCGCACAGGTTGTAGCAGTTCTAGCTGTTCTAATCGATGCATTTTCACTCATACCGCATACTTTACGGAGTCTTTTTGCAATATCTTGATTTGATTCTCCTTGTAATATGCCTTGCGTTACTGCCTGTCTTATGTGCTTTGTATTCCATGCGAGATCTTTTGCTTCATTTACTTTATAATTTGGAAGAAGATCTGGTTTTTTTACAATCAATCGTTCTACTGTATCATGATCGTATAAAGCAAAAGACGTACTTACTCCTATTTCTCTTTCAATTTCGTATGTAGCGTAATTATGATTTAATGCGTAAACATCGCATTTTTTATCATTAATAATGGAAGTTGCAATTTCACGAGCATGCGTTAAATCGTCAGCAAGAGTTTTTTGTAAAGGAAGCCATCTTTTATCTGCCATTAACGCTTTTGCTTTCCATGCGCCATATTCTTTTTTGCTGATTTTACCAAGCTTTAATTCTTGAAGTTTTATTTTATGCTGTTCTCTAAAAAATTGATAAATTTGGCGCGCATCATTAAGATCATCTACTGTAAATAAAAAATCAAGAAGTTTTGCTGTCATATCGGCTTCTGCTTCACTATATGCCGCCGAAATTTCTCCTTCCATTGCTCCCAGTATTTCTTCTGTCGCAATGTTTCCAGCATCAAATGGATTATTTACCATAATTATTCCTCATCAATATTTATACCATTATCATTATTATCAATAGCATTATCATTGACTTCTGTTTCTATCATCGATAATTCTTCATTTGACATTTGTTTCAGTATCTCTGTAAGTTGATCGCCATCTCCTAAGATTGTGAGAATTTTTTCAGTAATATAATCTGAAGGAAGATATTCCGCGGCACTGACAACTACGGAAATATCTTCTTGCTGATTAAGTAGTTTTGATCTTGTAAAGCTATATTCACTTTCAATTCCGGCGAGTTCCATAATTGAATCAATAAAATCTCTTACGCAATATTCATAATCATCGACTTTATTATTGAGCGGTTCATATGCGGCTTTAATGACAGCAGTAACTACTGATCCACCTGATGCAAGCGCTTTTGTATCAAGCGCCATTGCATCTTCATAAAGATCTGCACGAAGTCTATCCAATAAGGCTTCACGCGATTGATACGGCGCTTCAATCGTATGAGATTCTGCCTTTACTTCATCATCTACAGTTGCCGCATGAAGTTTACGGATTCTTTCAACAAATTCACGAAGATCTACTTCATCCATTCCGCCAGCGTTTTGCAATGTCCAATAAATAATCGATGCTTCATCTACAGTATTTGCAAATCCGCCTTTTATTAAATCATAACAGTCGATTTGTTCTCTAATTCCAACAAGCGACGACTGATGAGAATCGTTTGCCCATAGCGGAACAATTGGAAATGACGGATAATTTCTACCATCTGTAATCTCAAATCCATCAGCATCATTATATGTTCCATTAATTACATATGCTGTTTTATTTTTTATGACTTCAGACGTATCAACCAGCGTTTTATCGTCCCATTTATATTCTGTGTAGCCATCTTCTTCATAAAGCGTTGCACGTAACGGTTTATCTTTATCTAACTGCCAGTATCTGATTCCTGCTCTAAGTGCTCCGGTTTCTTCATCAAATAACGGTACGAATTCTGTAAACTTAAAAACATCAATATGATCTAAATTCCAAAAACCGAATGATACCTTTTCTGTTAACGCGTATTTTCCTGCTTTTTGAAGCTGTTTATCAAAATCATATCTTGGTGTTCCTAATTTATTTTTAACGGTTTTAACGTCAAACGTTACACCATTGCCCAGCAGATATTGATTTTCCTGTGTAATAAATCTATAAAAGAAATTACTGGCCAATTTATAATTTGGTGAAAAATCATCGCGTACTGCTTTACCTGTTACTTCAAATAAAATTCTTTCATAATTTCTGATCGTTGTATTTTTCTGTTTATAATACTCATTTGCTTCTTTTGCGAATTTAAAATCATCTGAACTTTCATGTTTAAGAATTGCCTCATAAATAAATTTTGCGGTGTCTTTTCCAGATTCAATTACTTCTAATAAATCTTGGTACGTATGCATTAATCTACCTCCCGATTAAATTTTACAAGTTTCATTGTTCTTACAAAATATCTTGTTGCGTCCATATAATGATCATTTATTTTTATGGGACGATCTTCTAATTCTGTATCATCCCAAACATATCCGCCGGCTTCTTTTTTCCATTGCTGAAGCGAAGAATTATCCACTATTTTAATTAATCCTGTCTGTAATGCAACGGCTGTATCACGTATTCCATTAAGAACCTCATTCTTTGCTTTTCTTGTTTTACACCAGTCTTGTTTTTTGAGAAGGGCAATAAATGACGATGCAGATGGGTCAATAATAACTGCCAGTTTTTCAGGCGGCATAAGATCAAATTCTTTCGCATCTATCTTTTTATTTCTATATTCTGATATTACATCAGAAAATTTTTCACTTATCTCTTGCATATATTCAATATCTGTTTTTTGAATACCTTCACTTCTTCCAGAATAATAATATCCATTTACTGCATACCACGTCTTATCATTCTCGTATTTATTCCATTGAATCATCGCAAATGCATTCATGGTTCCATAGTCAACAGAAAATATAGTTTTTTCAATTTCACCTTCTGGCACAGATTTGATCATTGCTTCTTGGTACATAGGAAAAATGAGGCCTTCAGCCATTACCCACAAGCCTCTAATAAACCTATCGTAAAAAACACCAGTAAAAAGCGATTTATATCTTCTGATCATATCACTTGAAAGACTAGGATTATCTTCCATTTCAAAATGTATTCTGATCATATCTTTATCTGAAAGATTATCTATCCACCCTTCTTTAAACCAATGACTTGGTCTGTCCGGGTTACAATTAAACCAGAATTTTGATCCTTCAACAGAACATCTTCCTACTGCCTGATTAACAAATGACTCCGGCATTAATGCAACTTCATCAAAAAATACTCCTGCCAGTGTAATCCCTTGTATTAAATCCTGAGAACTTTCATCTTTACCGCCGAATAAATAAAAATCGTTTTCTACTCCCTCATAATAAATTGTAATATAATTTTCTACGCGATGTTCTTTATATCTGTAACCACGGCTCACAATGATTCTCTTTAACTGTTTTATTACATTTCTACGCAAAGCATTAATCGTCTTTCCACATAACGCAAAATTTTCTTCTTCAAAATTATCCATTGCCCAGATAATAAATGACAATGACATTACTGTAGTTTTTCCGGCTCTGATTGATCCATCGCAAATGATTCCGTCTTTATTGCAATATGGAGAAGCCGGAGTCCACCACTCTAAAACCATTTTCTGTTTTTGACTGAAATCTACAAATTTAAATGGAGCTTTTCTTTTTTTCATTCTTCTATTATTTTTTCAGAATCCTTAAATGTTTCTTCTGCGTTCTTTTTAAGTGCTTCAATAAATCCATCGTTTTCGAATGCAATATGATCTTCGATCTGCCGCCTGTCTCTCCATTCTTCTTGTTTTCTGTTTTTAAGCCAAAAGATCTGAGCAGTTGTTTGAGGAAGAACCGTCTTATGTACGATCTTTGTTACTACCATTTCATATTGCTGGGTTTTAGGATTAAATTTTCTTTCTTCAGTCACTTCATCATAAGAATAACCGATTGCAGACTTAAATAACGCATTTTCTACTTTTCTATCGGCAACATCCTTTGCTTCTTTTAAGGCAGACGCAATGAGCTCTGATATTTTCTTCCACCGCTTAAGCGTATTATAAGATATGCCCATGTTATAAGCAATCTGTTCTTCACTCAATCCGTCTCTTGCCCATCCTTTAATCTTAAGAAGCCAGTATTCACTTTCATATGTATCTATTTTTGGTCTAGGCATTTCATTGACCTCCTATTATGATTTTATTATAAAATCAAAAAATTGTACATAAATACATATATAAATGCATATACAATAAAAGTCAAGATCAAAAATCACCATAAATATTGCGGTTGACATATTTTCAAAAAATAAATTTCAAAAAGTCAAGATGAAAGTCAAGATGAGTCAAGATAAAGTCAAGATGAAACGTTGAAATTTCAACAAAAGTCAAGATAGTCAAGATCATTATTCTATATTTATATATTAGTAAAATCACTTTAAATTTTAATTGACTCAACTCTTATATATTAAGGAATTTAATTCATCTTGACTTATCTTGACTTTTATTGCGGTTGACATATTTCATCTTGACTTTTATCTTGACTTTATCTTGACTTCATCTTGACTTACATTAATAAATTAATAGATGCTAGTACCAAATTATAGCACTAGCATCTAAAGAGGATAAAAAATATAAAAAATATAAATTTGATTTTTTATTTACTGCGCATATATAAATGTCCTTCTGTACCATCATTATATTTATATATTACACAAAAACACCCATCACAATTTTCATGGCATTTCCAGTAATTTCCATTTAACGTCATACATTTTTCTTTTGATCTGCGCATAGGAACATCACATCTTTTTCCTATTATATATTTTTCTCCATTATTCATAATTTTTCTTTTCCTTATATTTTTTGCAATTTTTAAAATCTGCATATGCGATCGGCATCCAATCGAGTTCAGCCGGCATATGTATATTTTTCTTATTCCGTTTGCAATTGGTATTATTGCAGTCTCTTGAGCAAAAAGTCATATCTTTATAGCAAATCATTTATCATCACTGCCTTTGCGTTCACCCTTTGAACACCATTCAATCGTTTCCGACCAGTGCTCTTGAAAACCATCATGTATCTTGGTATGGCTAACTGTTTGATGACAATGTACTTGGTGCTTGCAATCCTTGCACTGCACAATCTCTATTTTGCCGTCGTTGTGACGGCTTGGTTGCATCAAGCCTGTTCCTTCTGGGATTACGGTCATTTCGGCATCACCACCTTTTAGCGCCTTTATCGCCATGTCTATAGCAACTGCATAATCATATCCGTCAGAATCTTCATTGTATACTTCATTCCACAAATCTTGCAGTTTATCTATTGCTTCTTCCCTTGTCATTCATCATCACCGCCTCACAATTTGATTTCATGATAACCACTCATTGTCCCTATCCACCAATAGTTACCGCCAGTTGTGTAACCCCACGCAAATACTTCTTCACAAATATTAACTGTTGATAATTCTGTGACAAAACCAATCATTCTGAATCACCTCCTATCCATTTCAATTCGTCCGTTGCCCAATGTCTGCACCAATTAGTAAAGCATTGAACATATCCAATGTAGTGTCCGTCTATGTTACACTTGTCTGCCATTGATGCATTCAGCACTCTATTCCTACAGTTACAACACACTCTTTGCTTTTCAATCGGTGTCTTTTCAAAATAATCGTCCTCATGGCAGACCACAATCATGCGGGATCACCGCCTTTGCGTTCTCCCCTTGAACACCACTCAATTGGTGTATATCCAATCGTTATCGTACTCTGCTCATTGTGTGTGTACTGAACACTTTTATGGCACTCGTTTGCGTGACGGCAATCCTTACATCGCACCAATTCAGTCCGCAGTGCTTCTATTGCCATATCGTATGCTTCAAGTTCCTTTGCCTTTGATACTGAAATTTCTGTGCTTGTTATGGTCGGTTTTATTAACCACATAATTGCTTCTTCCTTTGTCATGGTTCTACCTCGCTCTCAATTCCGTATGTCTCATACAGTTCCTGTCTTAATGTGTCAACCGATTCATCCACGATTCGTCTGACCCTTACGCCTCTGTTCTGTAACCACTTCTTTTTGAAAGCCGCCTTTTGTTTGAGATACGTCTCTTTGCTTGTGTCACCGCTTGCGTACCAATCGAAGTCATGAATCAGATTGAATACGTCATATATCAGTTCGCTTATTTCTCTGTCCTCAAACACATTAGGGATTTTGCCCTCGTCCCAATATCCGAATATCTCATTCTGAACCGTATCGTTCATGTAATTAAATAGTCCACCGCTCATTTATTATCACCGCCTTTATTTATTAATGTTGTAATAATTACTGCAAATGATCCACCAAAAATAGATCCCAGTGCGAATATTAATATAGCGTCCACGTTATTTCTCCAGTCTTTTAATTACATCCTCTGCAGTTAACCATCCTACAACTGTGTCCTCATCTTCTTTTGTTACAATGTCACCGTAAATTTCTAATAAACCGGCCTCATATCCATAAGAATATGGTTGACAAATTGCATCCCATTTTTGGTTTTCTCCGCTTTCAGGAACACAGATCTGATGTCTAGCAGTACTAAGTAAATATTTTCCGTTCGGTGCTATTCTTGCATCTTTATCTATTCTTTCATATGTGATTCTATGATTTATCAAATATTGTTCTAATTTATCGAGTTCTGTCATAATTTTTTCCCCTTAAAATTTGTATTGATTAAATACACTTTATTACCAGCAGATCTAGCTTTTACAGAATTTCTGTTACATCTTTTTACAGAAGCATTTAATGAACAGGCAACTTGTCCGGCGTTTCTTCCTTCAGGAATTTTTACTTCTGCACATTCTATTTCCATGTTACAGAATTCTTCAATTAGTTCAATATTGCTTTCTCTTCTATTGGTTTTAAATATATTATCATATTCTCTTCTTGTGATTGGTACTAACTTCATATTTACCACCTCCAATCTATTCCTGTTTTCTTTTTTAGTATATCACTAACTTCATTCATTTTAATGATCTGCTCTTTTTCATATTTTGCATATCTTTGTGTTCTTTTAGCAATATTGCATAAAGTATCTTCATCTATATCTAATTCATCTGCAACAGCAGTCAGCATTAAGATACAAGATTTTACCACAAACTTATTGCATAATTCACGGACCTGCTCTTTTGTATAATGTTCTTGTTTTGGTTTCTTTACCCTTTTCATGTTATTCACCAAATCTGATCAATTCTACTTCATCTTCTTCGATCTTCTTCAAAGAATTAATAATATTGTCATACTGTTTTCTAAGATCCATAGGAAGATCATCAGCATATTCATTGACTCCGTCAATGATCATTTTCTTTATTTCACGCATAATCTGCAATCTGCTAAATGCACTATCCGCGCTGAATCTTGCATATCTAAATGCAGACGGCCCAATTAACGTTTCTGTTGTTCCTAATGCATTCTTAATGTCCATTCCACTATACGTATTACTCATTTTATTTTTCCTCCTTAATATTTCTAATTTTATAACCTGCAATAATACTTACTAATCCTATAACTATCGGTAAAATAATGATTTTTAAAGAATAATACTCACCGATTGTTTCATAATAATCGTCACTTGACGCGGCACACAATATGCATGCCGCGCCGACGATCATCAATATCGTCCCGATCTTATTCATTTTTCTTACCTCCAGCAAATGCTTTTTCTACTGGCCAGCCCAGTCTGTACAATCTCCCATATAACGTATTTGCAGAAATACCGAGTTCTTTTGCCCATGCGCAGATGTTCTGGGACCGACCATCATATTCAATCAACTGCCCGCGTTTAGGCTTAGCCGTATTGACAGACTGTGCGCGGCCTCGTTCTCTGCCTTTTTCAGAATCCATATCAGATCCTGGCATCGGCATCATCTTAGGCTTATCAGATTCAGCTGGCGTTTCACTTGTCTGTGTCGCAGCAAGAATTCTATCTGCAACTCCGGCTTTGGCCTCTTTCAGCTGAGTACGTGTGCGATTGCATTTTACTTTAATACCGAGCTTATCCGCTTCTGCAATCAACATTTCACCTGTCATTGAGATCAATCTTTCTTTTTCTGTCATTTTATTTTCCTCCTTAAATTTATATATTCACATATCATTATCTTACATTATTACTATATCACATATTCGCTTATTTGTACACATTTTTTTGTACATTTTTTAAATTTATGCCGGTTTTCCCCACCGGCAAGAGGCCATGATTTTACGACACATGGATCGCCGCTGATTTCCCCTCAGCAGTAAAAGGTTTATGCAGAAATGCTTCTTGCATTTGCAACATCTATGCCGTCTCTTTTTCCTGCATTAAACGCCGCGCTGTTTTTCTGTGCACTTACGCTTACTGTAGAAGTTTTCCATCCTTTTGTTTTTTCTTCGAATGAATCTATTACTTCTTGTGGAGTAATAATCATCAACGCTTTGCATTGTTTTTCTAATACAGAAGATATTCCATTATTAAATCCCATCAAATATGTATTCATTACTCCTTTTGTCATTTCGCCATTTTTTCTGCACTGATTATAATATCTTACGGCAAGTCTATTTCCTGCTTCATATAAGTATGTAAATACCTGTAATGCAATTTTCGCATCATCTTCATATCCATAAAATGCAACTTCATCACGGCCATACATCAGAGTTTTACATCTGAAATTATTACTTATTGTAGAAGCAAGTCTATATTTCCACTTTTTCATTTCATGTTTTCCTGTATGATAATATACAGTTTCTATTATCTTTTTAGATTTCGGCTCATGTTTTACTTGTTCAAGCGTAAGATCATATTTTGCCATAAGCTCCTGCGCTTTTAACGCAGCAGCAATTGCCTCATGTTCGCTTGGATTATTATTGGATAACTCCAGTAATTTTCTGATTTTATCTGCGATATTGATATTTTCCATATTTTTTACCTCCTTACAGTTTATCAATAGTGAAGATCTAAAGCCGTGTGATATATTTTATATTCATTTTATTTTATTATCACACGGCTTAATCCTACTATATAGGAATTTATGCTTCAAGCATATTTCCAGCCAGTGTTTCAAGTTCAATCCGTCTTTCAAGATCAAACTTCTGAGCAACTTCTGTAATACTGTTGATCATTCCCCATTTTGTATATCCATACTTGATCTCAATCATATCGAATACTTCCGATACATCATCGTCAGAAAGCTTTGTTCTGTCTTTGATCATTTTCTGAATATCGTCGATATCTTCTGGAAGTGGAAGTTTTGAAGTTGTTTTGATCATTTCTGTAACTTCTTCTTTGATCTGATCAAACATCTCAAATCCTTCAAGAAGTCCAGATCTGAAATCTTCACCCGTAATACCGATATGCTTCTGTGTAAACAGATTTGCATGACTCTGAGCAATGATCAATCCATTAGTACAAACCTGCTTCCAAATGAAGAATCTCACATACAGACCAGATCTTCCTACATCTGAACTGTCAAGAGTAATTCCTGCGAAAAGATCTTCTCCATCAATTGGAAGCATTTCATTTTCAACAAGTCTCAGATGCAATCTTTCTTCATTAATAAATGAACCTTTAACCTTAAACTTATCTGCACCAAATACGTCTTTTACTGCGCATAGAATCTCAGGGGCATCAAACTGGCTATATGATCCTGAAAGAACTCCTCTAATATGTCCGTCATACTGACGAAGCATAAATTTTCTCTTGTCATTTTCAAGCCAGCAGTTAATGTTCTCAGCAGCAAGCCCATTCTGTTTTGCTTCAATAAGTCTTGTAAAATATCTTCCAGGTACCTGCAGTTTACCACACAGATGTCCCTGTGCTAGAGAACTAAGTTCCATTCCTTTGATTGTGAGATCATTTTCCATTCTCAGTTCAGATGCTTCAAATACATCGTCATGGCATTTTGCCTGGATCTCATTTGCTTTCTGAATTAACGTATCGATTCCCATTGTCTTAATTTCTTCTCTCATCATTTTATTTTCCTCCTTAAATCAATTTATATTTTTTATATACAGCATTTTCTTACATTATTATTGTACAACGAGAGTTGTAGTTTGTACACACTTTTTTGTACGTTTTTTGAAATTTTTTTCTTACGCGTTTGCGATTTCTGCAAGCTGACCGGCATATTTCATCATTTTCTTTCTAGCAATTACCTGCTGCTTTGGTGTCAGAAAACCTGTTTTCTTTAGAAACTCAGCAAAACTGCTCATAATTGGAGCATCTACTCCATTGAATCCGATACCATTAAGATCATGCGTTTCTCCTGAAAACTGTTCATTATCTGTCTGCCGGTTGTAAATTGCGAGGATCCCGCGATATAACCATGCATCTTCATTTTTCATATGATCTTTGATCTCATCTTTTGTCCATACTTTTTTCTGATTATATACATTATTATAATAATCCTGGATAGTAATGAATCCATGCTCACAACCATACTCAAAGTATTCCTTATGAAATTGCTGAAGTTCTTCTGGCTGTTGTTCATAACATACCAGATCAAAATCTTTAACGTAATCATAATCGCTGTCTTCACAATTTTCCATGTGCACCTGGCACGTGTCATATACGCCACAGAATCTATATCCAGTTGAATGTCTTACTACCCACAGGCTGTCATTCATAATTTTTTCTAAACTCAACTTTTTCATTTTATTACCTCCTCTTTATATTCTTCATAAAGTAGTTCTTCATCTTCATCTGATAGATCGCAAAGATCTACAGAGCATCCATATAGTTTATTTATATATTCTTGAAATGTCATATTATTACCTCCTTATAATTAACTTGCAGTTTGTATTATCTTACAGTATTATTATACTATGTACACTTATATTTGTACATATTTTTTTGCAATTTTTATAAAAAAATTAGGCTAATTTTTAGCCTAATTTATGATGATAGATTTTTAAGCTAATTATAAGCTAGCTTGATATTCTTTTACTTTTTCAATCATTGACTGATCTTCAATTAAATCTTCAATTCCGCAGTTCAATACTATCGCCGCAGACAAGATCTTATCAACTTTTGCATGATCAAAGTTCATCTGTCCCTGTTCATAATATTGTAAAGTTCTATAATGTATTCCTGTTTTTTCAGAAAGCTGCAACTGCGTCAATCCTGCCTTTTCTCTCATCATTTTTAATTTTGTCATAATTACCTCCCAGTACTTCCAAATCCTGAATCTTTTCTTTCATTTCCTAATTCATTTACAAACTCCGCATACACAACTGGCCTTACAACGAACTGACCTATTTTTTCACCGGCCGAAATTGTTACGGGATATTCACCTAAATTACAAAGAATTGCATGAATTTCTCCTGTATATCCGGCGTCTACAGGGGCGTTTGCCGCCCATATTCCTTTACTGCTTAATCCTGATTTACAATGAACAACTAAATCATATCCATCAGGCAAATTTACACCTACTCCTGTAGGAACTTTAGCAATACAATTTGGAAAAATAGTTATATCTTGTTTACAAAAACAATCGGCACCTGAATCATTATAATGTGCACGCTCTGGTATTTTTCCACCGTAATCTATTATTTTAATTTTCATTTTCATCCTCACTTTCATCTTCACAATAGCAATCTGCCATCGTTGGATTAAATGTATGTCTTAACAAATTTCTTAATCCATCTGATAATGAATTGCTTTGACCTAATTCTGCGGCACTAGCTTCTATCTCAGTTATTCTTTCTGTTACTTTAATTTTCATTTCTTTTTCCTTTCATATATATTATATTTTTTTAACGCGTCTAATAATACGGGTTTAGGATCTTTATCATCTATTATTGCTGATTGAATCTCATCTGAAATATTGTAATAATGATTATAAAAATTATCGCGATCAAAATCAATATATTTATATTTTAATTCACCTGATTCGTAATTATTTATTATTCTTTGTATTTTTTCAATTTGATCTTCATAAACGTGCAAGCTAGTAGCAAAATGCGTATATGTTCCGCACGGTATGTCTAGTCGCATCGCAATATACTTTTGCAATTCTGTAAAAAATACTACATCATATGGAAAACCAAACCATATATCATTACTGCGCATCATTGCTGTACAATTTAATTTTTTATTACGAATCATAAAATGTAATGCGATCGTACATAATTCATCTTTTGTTTCAATTACAAATTCATTAGGAACGTTTAAGTTTATAATTGCTCTTCTAGAATCAGGATCCTTTTTCAATAATTCTATTATTTTTTCTAATTGATCAAATCCATACCTGTATTTTATGCACGCGCCATATGCAGAATTGGACGTTATTCCATCATCAGTAATATCATACCATTTAGATGCAAATTCACCTATAAATCTTACATCTTCGCTTCCTGTAAAATACCATATGAGTTCCGCGAATAAATAAGTATCAGATATATTTCTAATGCTTACGACGTTGTTGTCAATATCAGTAAGTTCTAAACAATAATTTGTCAGTTCAACAGTATTTCCTATTTTTTTACCGCGGTGCGTAATTTCACTTAAAATTCTAAGATATAATGAATCAATATTATTTGATGTAATCATTATTCATCCCTCACTTTCAATACCCATAGGCAATTGCGGGCATGTTCTGCAGGAATAAGCGGTGCCATAATATTTGCTATAAGATTTGTATCATAATATTCTCTTAATTTATTGAACATTTTCTTTTGCCATTCTTCAGTAAGATCTTGTTTATAATCTTTCATTGACGCAAATGTTCCATACTTATGTTCAATCGTGAAAAATTCTAACAGTTTTTCTTGAAGTTCAAAATGATCCCATTCTCCGATTTCTTTAGTTCCATCGTCTTTCATGAGCATGTGATTATCTGCTGCACCAACGCCAGGATCATAATTCGGAGTCGATAAAAATACAACAGTATCATCATTACAATGAAATGCAATATTATCAAGAAATATATCTGCGTTTTCATGTCCGATATGTTCCATTACTTCAAAACAAGTAATGATGTCAAATGTTTCTCCTAAATCTAATTCTGGCTGACACAAATCTATTTGCTTAAACTCTGCAAAATCAAGATTTCCAAATTTTTCTTTATTGATCTGTACTTGTTTATCTCTAATTTCAAGACCCAAATATCTTTTTGGGCGGTATCTGTTTCTATAAAATACTTCAAGCATTTCAGCAGACCCGCAACCAAAATCCAAAATGGATTGCCCAATTTTTGCATTTTTTAAAACGTGTGTCCATCTAAGATAGTGTGCAAATTGATCTCGATGATATATGTGTCTTTCAAATGTCTGCTGCGGAGTTAGTTGCGTACAATTATATTTTACTCCATTATTTTTACGTTCCATGTTTTTGCCTCCTTATTTGTGCACAAATCTAAAATTATCTTCTTTTTCTATTTCATTAAAAATCTCTAAAAGCGTCATTTTTGATGTATCAATAATAGGAACATTAAATCGTTTTGCATAAAATTTAAATTCATTGTTTATCCACTCAACATTATCAATTATTCTACGATCTTCAGTTTTTCTTTCTTCTAATCTTTTCTTTATTTCATTATCATCTGCAGTAAGCACAAATACTTTGCCGCCGTTTTCTCTTGCATAAGCCAAAGCTATTCTTGCATCTTCCGATCCTATTCTGCATTTTCTATTAAATACTCTAGAATAAATCAATTCGCCGATCGTATGCCTATCCCATACTACATTTTCTTTTCTTGCCGTATTTTTATAAAAATCAAAATCGCCTGGATCATTCGCAGTACAATGACAAATATCAAGATTATATTTTTCTGCAAGTAATTTTGCAAGAGTACTTTTTCCGGTACCGTCACATCCTTCAAGAATTATTTTCATGATCTTTTTTCCTCCATTCTATGATTCCTATAATACATATTATGGTTTGAATTATGTCTAATACTGCTCTGCTGAATAGATTTATACTTATATCGTATATCAGCCACGCAATATTAGAAAATATCCATATCCAGAAACACCATCGAGATTTAAATGCATTAAGCACACTCCCTATTACTGCCGTTATAGTAAAAATCCACATTATTCCTTCTTCACAAAAACTCTATATTTTTTACGATTTACTGTTTTATTTACAATTTCTACACCATAATATTTTTTTATTTGTTTTGAGAATTCAATATTACTTAGAGGTTGAAAATTATTTGCCATACAAAATTCATAATAACTTCTATAAACTGTACTTGTAGGCTCATCTTCTATTTTAGGACCCTCTTTAAAAAATAACAAAATAGGATTATTTGTTTCTTCATAATCTTGAATTGCTTTACTTACTATTATTGATGTAGTAAATTTTTGATTTTTTAATATCCGCAATAATCCTTTAACGCCAATATTTATTAAATATTCCATTGGCTCTTGTTGAATCAATTTATATTTTATGTATGGATCAAAATCTGGATCATCTGATGTAAACTTTGCATTAAAAGGTATTATTACAAGTCTACTCAATACGGCACCAGATTTATCTTTAATTCTTGGAATATCATTTGCAGAAAAAATCAATTTCGCATAATTAGAAAAATTGAATGGATCTTGTCCTTTGCGTTCAGCATTAACAGGATTTCCTGAAGATAATTTTTTAAATATCGCCGGATTTGGAATAAATTCATCTCCGATATCATCTCCTATATTAGCAAGTTTCCCGAATAATTCTGCAGTTTTAAATCTGTCACTTAATTCCTTAAGATCTAAATTTGCCACGTTTTCTTGCCCCAGCAAATTATTTAACATCGCTAAAAAAGTAGATTTTCCATTTTCCTTTTCCCCTGTTAATATAAATGCTTTTCTCAATTCAGATCTTCTATAGAAACAATATCCAATGCATTCTTCTAAGAGCATTCTGATAGATTTATCATGACAAGATAATTTATCAAGCGTATTATCTGCTAATTTTGAATATGCACCTTCAATATAATCATATGGTATTTTATTTGTTATTACAATATCAGGAGTATAATCTTCTAATTCGCCTGTTTCAATATTATAAATACCATTATTAAATGCAATATAATTGGCAGTACTCATTTGCGTATTTTGCCGAATCATAATATCAATATATGATAATACTTCTGCTCTTTTTGCCTTATTTAAATCAGGAATATGCTGTATCATTTGAGATTCTATTTCTTTTGTTCCATCTACATATATTCCGTCTTTATAAACGTGCAGTTGTCCATCAATTTTAATAATATGATTTATATTTTTTAAATATCTTGCAAATTTATCAAATAAAAATTGATTTCTTCTAAAAAATATAGGTTTTTGAAATGCTTCATCCCGCGACAATGTGTTTAACTCTTCATCTGACAACGGATCTTTTAATATATATCTATTGATCAACTGAAGAGTTTCACGGCATTCATCTACAGTAAAATCATTTGATTGAAGTGTAAGAATATAATTAAATAATGCCTGATTTCTTCCATCTCCATCTCCTAATTCAGAGAATTTAATTTTTGTATTAATTGGAGTCAGCCATTTTGGAAGAGCTTGATATTCTTCATCATCATAAACATCATATATTATTTTGCGTTCTTTTCCATCAAATTTTTGTACAGAATAACTATTTTTACAGCCAGCTTTTATGTCTGCAGTAATTCCGCATGCTAAAAGTTTATGTATTCCGCATTTATTTAATATATATTCCCCGTTTAATACATTCATAAAGAAGAAATGTTTTCCGCGGGTTGTCTCATATACTCTACATGCAAGTTGTTGTTCTTCTATTATTTTCATTAATATTTCAGATTCATTAAAATCATCAATGTCAATAACTACAACGTCGTCATGTATTATTCCAGCATATTCAGATAATCCTTTTACTTCATCATATGTTTTTAATTCTTCAGATGATTTATTTCTAAATGGCATAAGGCATTTCTTATTTTTTGTAGGAACATATCCCCTAAATAATTTTTGCATTACTTATACCTCTATTCCATATTGTTTTAATCTTTTATACGCCAGATCAATGTACCATTGTTTATTAAGTTTAACAGGAACTGATTTTCCTTTTATATCTCCATTTTCTATAAAACACTGATCTGGCGTATTTGCAAATTTTTCTATTGTAGCTCCTTTCTTTTTACTTTTTCCTATAAACGTATCATTTTTATTATTTGATGCAAAAACGCGATAACATTTATTTTGAAAATATTTTCCATTATGCCATACTGCCCAATATTTTCCAGACAATTTTATTACCTTTTGAAACATGATCAACTCTGAACAATTAAGAATTGTTTTTTCCACTGGTATATTTTTTGTCATATAATCAATAAGTGCATTATTTATAATAGGAAGATCATAATCTACATTGGTTAATGATTTTGTGTATGCTCCTTTTGTTTTAACTTTTCCATTATCTCCTACCAATAAATAATTATTGACATCTTTTTGAAAAACTTTTTTATAAATTTCAAATTCCATTTTCATTCCGGTACGTTCTTCCCATTCCCATACTATATCATCAATAATCTCATACCAATCTTTTAACTTATACATATTGGGCATTTTTACTAATATTCCATCGGTATTAGATTGAATCAATTCTATGTGCGGTTCAAGTTTTTCAATTAAATCTACAAGAAGAAGCTGACCGTTTACAGTTACCGCATTATTTTCTCTTGGATCAAACAATGACGATTGTCTATCTTTTAATTGTCCAGATATTGCATTATCAGCAATTTTATATGGCAATCTTGCTACTTTATCTCCTAAAGCCTTAAATTTTAAATTTTCATTATGAATTTTTTCAAAATTTTCAGGATTTGCCATATTACGATATCCCAATTTATATTCGAGTTGTAAGCTAGGATAATATGCTGTTACATCCGCCATTAGATAAATTCCTTCACCGTAATATGGAGTAGCTTTTACATATTTTTCTCCATTACTTTTTGTTTTAATTTCTCCTATAGCGCCATGTAATCCTCCCCATGCCAATACATGCGGAATTTTTCCTATTTTTACAATTTGCTTTTTGTCATAATCGTGATTTTCCTTGCATTTATACCAATCCGCACATTTTTTATATTTAGACAATTTCAATGTTGAAACAATTTGAAATAAGAATGGATCATCGTTAAAAAACTTTCTTTTTCCGCCTAATATTTTTGCTACGCGCTGAGCACCTGTTTTTCCAACATAAGATAACGGAAGATTAAATATTTTAACCAGTCCCATCGCAGCATCAAATTCTGATTTTCTTTCAAGGAATACATTTAATGTTTGTTCTACATCATATCTGCAGTATTTTATGGTTTCTTTTATTTCATCGGGCGTAAGTTTACGATCAATGTCAAATGGTACAGAAGTTTCTTTAATGCTTTTTCCCATAAATGCTTCAAGCGATTTTAAACCTCCATCATTTCTCAGCATTACATCGTAATTTATCATTTGAATTTGGTTAAATAAACTAGTATATTTCCATCCATCATTACCAAATTTAATAATAAAATCATTTACTTTTTTTGGATCAATATCTAAAAGAATAGATTTTAAAATGTATTGATCATACCTTGTATTATTATATCCAATCCATATATTATTCTGTGCATTATAGAAATAATCAGATAACTTATCTTTATCATTTACTATAACAGTTTCTTTTTTCTCAATTGGATTAATAATTACAGTTAACCAATCATATTTAAATACTTCAAAATCGTATATTTCTAACATTAAACGGTTCCTCTTAATTTTATTCCGTGCCCAGAAATAAGGGCACGGAATAAATAAATTTACTCAAAAACTTCTTCAATTGAGATATTATTGAACGCATCTGGATCATAATCAACAACGTATTTCAGATCTTGAATATCTTCTTCAATATCCATAACAAGATCTGCGAATTGCTGATATCCAATAAATTCTACAGATTCGATCGCATCAGATGGATCAAGCGTTTCAAGCCAGCCGACGGCCGATGCGATCATATTGGCATCATTTTTAGTACCATACAGTACACGATTCATAAATATGCACTGTTTTGTTTGATCGCATTTTTTTCCATCTTCATCGCCAATAATTCTAAACTGTGCTTTAAGCATTGGACGACCGTCTTTTGTTTCACCAACTTCAAGTTTATCAACTTTGCAAGAATATGAACCCGCAGGTACATCTTTATACTCAGGTGCATTTTCTTTTGCCTCAGTAATATCTTTTTTGAGCTGATCCATGTCAACCCTTTCGTCAAACTTTGAAAAATCCATAATTTTACCTCCTTAATATTATTCTACACGTCTGCGACGGCGTCTAACTGGTTTTGTATCTTCCTGCACATCAGAAGAACTATTATCATTATTAGAAGAATTATCACAAAATACTTCTCCTACGATTTCATCAAGATTTTCTGCTGTAACTTGTTCTTCTACCACGTTTTCATCTTTTTGTTTACGTGATTTGCGCGACTTTCTTTTTGGCGTTATTTCTTCTTCTGAAACCGTATGGCTTTTATCATCTTCTGCAATTTCAGTATCAGATTTTGCACCATCCATGTAATAATAATTTTCAATTTTATCTGCTACATATTTTAAATCATTTGGAATTGCAAGTGATGGAAACATTCCTTCAGGACTTTTTAATGTATTTGATCCATTATTTTGTGTGATAAAATAATATTTACCATCTACCACCTGAGTTCCAAGCACTATCATAAACAGACCTTCAATTGTAATATATTTATCAAGTGCTTTTCCTATAGTTTTGATTTGTACTCTTCCTGTTTCATCATTATACATGACATGCGAATTAAGAAAAACTATTGTATCATCAGGAAGTTCATTAATTGTATCTAATACATCAGAATATCCCTGCTCAATTTCATTAAATTTTTCCCATCCTTTTTCACCGATTCTCTGCATCATCGGTATTCCAAGAATATATTGAAAATCATCAACCACAATATATTTCTTTTTTGTTTTTTTCAGTTCTGCTACAAGATCATCACTCGTTGGAGTCTTTGTAACATCGTATTTTCCTCTAAACGGAAGAATTGGTTTCTGTACAGATAAAATCTTTACCTCTTCTGGCTTAAAATTATGAATTGCGTAAGTTTTTCCTGTACCGGATTCTCCAAGTATTAATACTCCGATTGCCATTATTGTACCTCCTTAAAATTTTACATCGAATTTTGGTGGGCTTTGTTCTATTGATACGGCTTCAACAATTTCTCCTGTTTCAGAATCAATGACATATTTTCCACTGATTTCTAATCTTTTCTTATACTCAGCCCATTTTGGTGATTTTGTAATTTTTACATAATCAGTCATATTGTTTTCAATTAGATATTGAACTAATGTATCATCATCTTCTTTAACGATCTTATCGCTAGCTTTTTTCATCACTAAAGAACCGCTCAACAACTTATAACTTTCTTGTGTTTTCGTTTCTTTATGATCCACTGTTTCAAAATAATCGAATAAGCATGATTTTAAAAATGAAATTTTTCTATCATATTTTCTTTCTATATTTTTAATTTCATTTTTAAGTTCATCGATTTTATTTTCTGCGATAGCAATAATTCTATCACGTTCATAAAGATCTTCTTTAATGCTTTGAATCGCCCAGTCTGCAAGATCATCGTTTGTGATATGAAATACTCCTGATTCTACAAAATCTCTGTTTTTTTCATCATTTGTCATATTTAATTACCTCCTTTCCGATAGATATTATACACTAATAAATGTAGTTTGTAAATAACTATTTTAATAAAATTTTAAGTTCTTTATCTGTCAGTTTTTTATCAAATGTATATAAACACCCTTGAGCGCCCAAATAACATTTGTTTTTAAGCATTGTGCATAATTCAGTAAACTCATCAAATTGATCAGGATATAATACAAATGCTATTATTCCAGCTTTACGCATTTCTCTTATTTTAACAAGCTGTAAAGATTTAGGCCTTCCATTATCTGATTTTACTTCTATTGCTACAAAATATCCATTTATTCCGCAAAGAAGATCTGGAATTCCTGATTTTGTATATTTTGCTCCTCCCCAATATTTAATAGACCATCCGCCGATACTTGATACATACTCTTTTATTTTATTTTCAAAAGTTTTTTCTGGACCTGGCATTTATTCCTCCTCAAATAATTTTTGTGTATAATCTTTTCTCATGTTCAATGTTCTATAAATATGTTCTTCAATAGATTTCTTACATATTAGATAATAATAGAAACACGTTTTATTTTGACCTATACGATGAATTCTTTTTTTGCTTTGTTCAAATAATTCACTGCTTAATGGCGGAGTAAAATAAATGATCTTATTCGCTTTTTGCAGATTTAAGCCCATGCTTCCGGCCTGATACTGAATGATGATAACAGCATTATCAAATTTTTCATAATTTGTGAGATCTTTTTTATCACCATTTATTTCATCTACTGGTTTATGTAATTCATTACAGATTTGTTTTATTCTTTCTGCTTCTGATATAAAATTATAGAAAACAATGAGACGATCATCTGTACTCATGATTAAATCTTTTAATGCAGAAAACTTTTCTTCATTATATATTCCGCACAATTGTCTTTCCCGTAGCAATTTTGTAAGAATATTATCTCCTATAATTTCTTCACCGTTTATCTCATAATATGATTCTTTATGGAATTCGTCATATTGCGAAATATTATCTATTTTTATTTTTTGATCTATCTGATCTGGAAGATTTATTACTTCTTCAGTTTTTAAAAAATTACATCCGTGCTGTCTTAATTTTCTATTTAATCTTTCTACATTTTTATAACCCATTATTTTTTTCTGCCAAAATCCGTCGTCTGTTTCATTCCATTCCCAATCCACATACTGGTTCCAGAAAACATCTTCTTTTATATTCCATCCAAGCAAATGTATTTGTGTGATCAATTTTTCATACTTGCCTCCGGTAGGTGTTCCTGACAATAAAATTACATTCTTTGGTTCCATCTTTATAATAAATTTTGATCTCTTTGATGTAGGATTTTGAATCAATGAAGATTCATCAAGAAGCAATGTAAAATTTTTTAATTTCATTAATTCTGGTCTACGCCAGATTAGATCATAATTTATTATTCCTACTATTTCTGTCCATTTATCATTTATGGCATCATGCATAAACATATTCATATGGGTTTCGTCAGTAAGATCAAAAATCAAAATTTTACTTTTGTAATATTTCATAAAATGATCATACCAATCATTTATCTTTGATTTTTGACAAACTATTAGATTTATTTTTTCATTTAATTGCATTAATTTTTCTGAACCGGTAAATGTTTTACCGAGTCCCATATCGTGATAATATGCAACTTTATTTTGTTCTTTTGTTTCATTTAATGCATTTTTTTGATGTTCATATAATTTCATAATAATTACCTCGCAATCAATTATAATATATATTGATCAAATTGTACACAAGCGGTTGTATAAAAACTAAAAAAGTCAAGATGAAAGTCAAGATGAGTCAAGATAAAGTCAAGATGAAACGTTGAAATTTCAACAAAAGTCAAGATAGTCAAGATCATTATTCTATATTTATATATTAGTAAAATCACTTTAAATTTTAATTGACTCAACTCTTATATATTAAGGAATTTAATTCATCTTGACTTATCTTGACTTTTATTGCGGTTGACATATTTCATCTTGACTTTTATCTTGACTTTATCTTGACTTCATCTTGACTTACGTCGTTAAAACGTCAACGATTATGATATTTTACTGAATATTTTTGATTAATTTTGATCTAATATAATCATCTATTTCATGATTTTTCTTTACTGCACCTATATGTTTTCCTATTTTTTCAGACGTATTTAGTATTTCAATAAGTTTTTCACGATCTAAACCGTCAATATATTTTTTTATTTTCTTAATTTCTTTATCTTTATTCATAATATTTACCTCCTTAATCATGTGTTAGATGAAAATTTTCTATAGCCCATTTATTTCCTGTAGCATATACCTTTGCTTTCTGTTTTTCATACGGAGTCGTTTTTTCACTAAATTGTTTAATTCTTGCAGGAATAACATATGCCATATTACATTCATTACAACATCTTGAACCGTCTTTTCTTACAGGATCCGGATTATTTCCTGCCCCTTTAAATGATTTTCCGCAAATACAACACTTCATTTTTAATACCTCCTTATTAATTTCTACCATACTGGTTTAAACCAGAATAAATTTTTTATGCTTTAGCTATAACTTATATGATTTGATTTATAAATTTATACTGTTCAAACTGTAACTAATTATTTTTACATTATTATTATACTACATATAATCATTCTTGTACACACTTTTTTGTATAAATTAAGAAAAAAATAGCAGATCACTCTGCTATTTTTCTCATTACGCTATTATATAATCTCGGATTGATCACTTGTAAAGTAGTCATAAGTTCGTCCATCACGAGTAACACTTCTTTCGCATCATGCCCCTCAATTTTCATCAGGAAATCACTGTCTCCAATTCGGCCTACACCATTAGGTTTTGATGCAAAAGAATATTGTGCTTGTGGAACATCTGCCTTTGGTTGCTCTGTAATATTTTCCAAGATCGTATAATATGCCGCCAGTTTGATGCATGTGTTGGCGTTTGGATTGCGCTCCCCTTGACACTCGGCAATAGCTTCAAGCAAATCCTGTTCTTTGATCAAAGGGATCACCTGCCTTTACATCGATTCAATACGCTGAATAAATTTCTTAAATTCTTTGCGTGTCTGTTCATCAGGAGCGTCCTGCATCAGCTCATGCAGTTCTTCGACCATTTCTTTGCTTGCCATAGAATATCCATCCTCACGAGAGTATCTGCCCATGCCGTCACGTCTTGCATTCCTACCTCTGCCTCGTGCATAGGAACCGCGCATGAAACGCCCGTCTCTGCGATACTGATCGCCTCTTGCGTAAGAACCGTCAGCCATGCTGTACTCATCTTCGCCCATCATTTCTTCTGACTTCAGCAGATTTTTCTTGAAATGTGCTAATGTATCTCCGTACTGCACTTCTGCCATAGACAGTCCTTCTTTTTCCGCTTTACGCTCAAGCTCTTCCAGTTCTTCACAGACATAATCTATCAGTTTGTGCATCTTTAACCTCCTTCCTATGCAATCCTTGTGATTGTCAGATTAGCGTTCTGCACCTCAATAACAGGGGCCGGTGTTACTGTTGGGTCTGTTGTCGCAGGTACTGCGTCAACACTAAGACTGAAACAGCAACATCTCGGTACTTTGATTATTGCCGTGCTTGTAACATTGCCAAAATCTTCTGCAGCGGCAGGAATAAATATGGCCCTGCTTGTCAGCCTCGGTTCTCCGTTTACTGAAATAGCAATTGCTATCGGTGTTACTGTCCCACCGTCAGGAATAGCAATGTTTCCGTTGAATGTAACCTGATACTGTGCATATTGGTTACAACAACCGTTATTGGTGTTTGCGCCTTTGAGAATAAAATTCCCTGTATTCCCCTCATGGTATACATTCCCACGAGAACAAGGAATAGATGTATCGAACAGGATCGGTGCATTTAACGCAACTTCCTGAATCGGATTATACAAGAATTCACAAGCCATAGCGCACCTCCTTAAAAGTTGTTTCCGCAACCACATCCACCGTTATTACATGTGAAAATAGGCTGTTCACCATAAACAGGAACTGTTCCCACAGGGCACTGATTAAGTCTGTCGTAAATACCGTTGATGATGTTTGCATTCTGCGTTACCTGTGAAGCCTGACCTCTTGCAAATAGAACTTCCTGTCTCAGCTGAGCAATCTCGTCGTTCTTTGCATCGATCTTGTCAGCACAGAGCTGGTCAAGGATTCTCTGCGTTCCTGCTGTCTGCGATGCAATGATGTCTCTTACACCTTCATTCAGAGCCTGTCTGTCAGCACAGTTTTCTGTAGCAACGGTGTACTTCAGATCAGCAAGCCCAAGTCTGTTTTCACAGCAACAATCTGCGAACTGTGAACTAAGCTGATTGAATCCCTGTGCCATTGCAGTCTGTCCTGCAAAAGCGGTCTGCATATTAGCAATCTGTCTTGCGTTTGCTCCCTGCTCTACTCCGGCAAAACCGTTTGCGAGTGACATCTGCACATCACCACAACCGTTGCAGAGCTGTGTTGACAGGTTGTTTACTCCGTCCTTTACAGACGTGATGTTATTGTTGATCATCTGATCTCTAAAACCATCGCTTGTGATTTCTGCCTGATTCATCCATGGATAGAGCATTGCACCATCGGCCGCAAATCCACCGACTCCACCGCCGAAGCCACCGCCCCAGCCGTTGTTGCCCCAACCAAGAAGCAGAAGCAGGATGATCCAAGCCCAATCACCACCAAAACTATTTCCGTAACTACCGTTACCGCTGCCATACATCGGCTGTACCGGCATGATCATTTCATTGCCGTTTCCATCTGTTAATGACATTTCTTTTTTCCTTTCTACCGCTGAATTATTTGCGGTTAATAACTACCGTCTGTTGGTAGCCAGCAATAATTTATTATGTAATTCTCTTGCGCGCCGAGTTTTACACTATTTAAGTTTCCCCATTTTCTGCATTACAGCATTGTAGCTTTGCTGAGAAACCTGCCCTGTATTCATTAAATGTTGAATAATCGCATTTGGATCGTTTGCTATATTTTGTGGAACATTGAATTTTCTTTGCGCTATAAATTGAATGGGATTTTGTTTAAGACTTTGAAGTGCGGATTCAATATTATTATTCATAAATTGATAAATAGCATTACTCATGTTTTTTATGTTCCTTTCTCAATACTTTTTTTAATTCATTTATCTCATTTTGTAATACATTGACTTCTTCTTTTGTCGCGTAATTGATTTGCTGTTCTGTTTTAATATTGCGCATTGATTCAGAATCGCGTATTGTATAATCAATAATTTTTATACTTGGCATTCCGCTTGCATCTGCAGATTTAAGATAAATAACGTCTGATTCAGAATCCCACAACTGCACTGTGGTGTTTGGTGCTACAAGATATGATTTTGCACCCGCTTCTCCTTGTACCCAAATAATTCCATTATTTTGTTGTACAGATTGCGATTGTAAATTTTGATTCTGAGTTTGCGGATAATAAAATTGGGCCGGTTGATAATTAACCGGAAATGGTGAATATGCCATAATTATTCCTCCTTTTTATACCAATAAAATTGAGGGATTTCTTTACTAGAATCCCAAGAATCATAAATATCTCCATCCACAACAGCGGCTACATGGCCACCGAATCCTAAAACGTATATTCCTTCTGGGTGATCTTTACAAAAATCTTCTGCAGTGTAATAATCGGGACAAGTGCTAGGAATTGACGTCCTGTAAAATCCATTTTGTCTTAAAGTTGCTCCCCATACACTATCAGATGACGGCATATCTCCCATGCTATAACCATTTATAGTAATTGATATATATGCGGTTTCCCATGACATATTTAATGCTTTAGCTATCGCCCGTATTGCGCAATCTCCTACCATTCTTCCCACAGGATTTGGATTATAAAATATGTATGCCATAAAGATCTCCTCCTTATAGTTTTATTTTAAAATAATAAAAGCCCCTTGACAATGAAGTCAAGGGGCAATTTACGTGCAAATTATATTATTTTAAGTGTTTCAATACTTTTTCCTGATTTTTATAAACTATATTTTTAATTTGTCTTACAGACATATCAAATTCTTCAGCAAGCGGTTCATAACAAATGCCGTCTATCAATCGCCGTTTTAGTATAGCTCTGTTACGTTCCGCATTCATACCTACGATCCATTCATCAATAGCGTGTTCAATTTCTGTACGAGAATATTCTATCATAATATTAGTGCTTGCGGGTTCTTGTTCCTTTTGATCTACCGTTTTTCTTCTTTTTGATTCTTGACCGGCGTCTCGTTTTCTTCGTTATTACTACTTTCTGACCCATATGTTATATCCTCACCGCCCACGATATTGACGCCTTCACCGTCTTGTGTGGCTTTAATAGTTGTTTCAGTTGTTTCATCTACATACTCATACTGATTCCACACATACAACCAAGCCATGTTACTTGCGAAAAAAAGTACAAGCATAATGATAAGCATCATAATAAGACGCTTTATCTGCCGTTCCTGTCTTGCCATTTCTCCCTCATATACAATATAAGGAACATACATTTTTTCATCGTCCATTTTTGTATTCTTTTCCTTCCATGAGCCATTCATCAAGTTCTTTAAGTTCATGCTTTATTTCGCCAGTATGGTTTCCTTCTTCCATATGATAGAGAATTGTGCGATTACTTTTTACAAGCATATTGATTGATTGCGTTAATTCTCCAAGTACGCTATCTATGTTATCAAGACGGTCTTTATCTCGCTTCAGACAATCATCATAATGTACAAGTTTTGCATCGATTTCATTCAGCGGTTTCATAAACGCCTTTTTGATTTCGATGAACACCTTGATCGCTCCTGCTACGGTAACAATGCACGTACAAATAGATATAATGTTTACTACGCTTACTGTTATAGTCATATCATTATTGCCTCTATTCTTTCATTTTTAATGTTTGTACTTTATTATTTTCCGATATATCTAAATGCTCTCGTAACGTGATATTTCTTACACAATTTTGAATATGGACGTTCAGCAATATGATTCTTTGACGTATTGGTGCAGTCAATGTATTTAGAGTTGCCCGTATAAAGCGCAATGTGATGGAATTTTCCATCGCCATCATAGCAGATAAGAGCATCACCAGCCACAAGCTTAGACGCCGGGATGTCTGCACCACCTTTTTTACCGCCGTTGGTCACCATCTTCCAACCTTCGCCGTTGCGTTTTTCCCAAGACGCAAGCGTGACTTTATTGAACCATCCGTCAGTTCCGATCCCATTACATGCGCACTTGACTGACTTCAATCCGGCCCCGTGATAGAACGCAGCAGATACGAATCCAATGCAGTTCCAACCCTTGTATTTGCCCGTGAGTTTGTGGCAGATAGGGCACTGTTTGGTTTTCTTGTTGTGAACGTCGAATTTCTTGTAAGTGTACCCGCCATCTTTCGCAATCTTCTTCGCCCATGCTACAGCTTTTTCCGCTTTAGCCGACGGCGTATTCACCTTCGTGGCGGTCGTTTTCTTCATTGTTTTGGGTTTTGCTGGGACATCTACGAGTGAAGTACATATCCAAACATGTCTTACATCGCCCCTCATGGATTTTTCGTAACAATACCAACCGTCGTGTTTGCGTCCGCCGCTGTCTTTTAGGTAGAACCAGTGCTGTCCCTTGACGGTTTTGTAATCCGTGTACGCGATGAAATGCCCGTCTTTTGTCCACACCGTCCCGTCTGGTGCTGTCGTCGATCCGAACAGGATAATCCCGCGTTTCAGAGACTTGGAGAGAACCTTGTAAATGTCCTTCATCGTGTCTGCCTGTCTCCAGTGTACGTTGTAGCCGTAATGCTCCAGGCCCTTGGTGATGCCGCTCCACAGTGTACCCTGCCCTCTCGTGGCGTACTTCACCATGAACTTGCGAACGTCTTTCGGCGTAAGATTCTTATATTTGTCTCGCTCGATCGCACAGTGAGTGACTGCTACGCATCCACAACCGCTCCGGCTTAAAGTATACGGCTTGGACGGGTAAGGGAGATTGCCCCATCTTGAGTCATATTGTCTATATATCTTTTTATTCATGGAACTTTTCCCCCTTATAGTCTGCTTTCTTCTCGGCTTTTCTCTGGCGCATATCTCCTGTGGCTTCACAGTTTTCTTCAGATGTGGGCATATTATAGAACCATGCCAATACCCCAAAAAACCCATATATTACGGCGATAATAAGATCTTCATTGATCTCCTTTTGCATAATCGCTTTAACAAGCGAAACCGCAGTCATAATAAAAAACCCAACGGATATTGCAAACTCTTTTCTATTCTGAATTAAATATTTCATTCTGTTACCTCATGTATATATGCTTCTGTTTTAATTGTTTCTCCAATATCATTCATCAAAACGGCACTGTGTTTTGGTACATTTGATATCGCCGCCGCTGACAGAATTTGATGATACCTACTTTCCGCAGTATTTCTATCTGAATATGAATTCACGATAGTCGCTACAGATGTGCTTGTCTGAATTTCTAAAACGATGTACATTTACTCACCCCCCCTCCCCCCATGCGTGTATTTCTCATGGAACATATAGTTCCCTTCCTCGCTGACCAGAATAACGCTATGCTCTGGTACATCAGATACCGCCGCCGTAGCGAGGAGTTGATGATATACGGATTTTGCCTGTGCGTCATCTGTGAAGAGTTGCACAAGCGGTGTTGCGGTGTCTCCGCTTTTTTG